GCCATTCGCTATCTGGAGGCATCGCGTGTTTTATAGACCGGGTGGTAGTGCAAAAGCGATTAGCAGGCAGTACGATACGGTGTACACCGACACCATCGGCGGCGCTACCGGCTGGCTGCCTGTCAGCAGCGGCAATCAGATCGCGGTGAATGTCTCTCGCGCGTCTATCGTGTTTGGCAACTCTGCATCTAGCGCGGTCACCCCGACGCCGATAGCGCCGGAGGTTCAAGTTTTGCTGGAACTGAAGCTGTACGGTGGCGATCCGGACGCAGCGGCGCGGCCGATCGACCAGTGGCAGAATATGGTCGTGGCCACCGATCGCCGCGCGCATCGGGACGGTTGGGTGCGTCTCCGCGTCGTCAACATCAACAACGCGGACGGGACTGGGGTCTTGCTGGACTTGCAGGTCAACCGAAAGGGCGACGTGGGGGCGGTGACGTAGCATGTCGGGCTTCGACAACGGCACATACCAGGGCGGCATTTTCTCCCAGACCAAGCAACTGGGGTCAATCCTGCGTGGCTTTGGTCCACCCGTGCCGCAGGCCGGCGTTGTCGGCGACATCTATATCGACGTGCAGACGTGGTACCTCTATACGAAGCGCTCGCCCGATGCCGGCGGCGACGTCGACCCCTGGGGGCATTACTTATTTCAAGTGCCCGTCACTTACCGTACAGCGCTGAAGTGGTTTAGCGCATACCAGCCGACAGACGATATTGGCGTGGCTGGCGACTACTGCCTGCTGTGGGGTGGCTGGAACAACTACGGCCTGCAGCCGTCGATCTTCGGGCCGCGGCAGGCGACAGCGTGGCCAGAAAGCGGCAACGGGCCGAACGGCACGATTGCGGTGCTGGGCGCGGGGACTGTGCTGCCGATCGGCCTTTCCGACGAAGGGGCGGCGCTGACCGATAGCACGTCAACGCAACTTATCGTCGTTGGGCTTACCGACGAATACATCCTGGGCATTCCGGTCACCGCAGGCGCGGGCGAAGCGGTGACGCAGCTTAGTTTGCAGTCCGGACCTGCGAACGTCGCCGTGAATTTGAACCCACTCTATACCGCGGAGGATAGTCACGCGATATGAGCGGGTTCGACAATGGCACTTTGCAAGGCGGCATTTTCTCGCAGGTCAAGCAATTCGGCTCGATCCTACGCGGGCTCGGCCCTCCTGTGCCGCAAGCGGGTGTCGTTGGCGATCTGTACGTTGACGGGCAGTCGTTCTTTCTCTACACGAAACGCTCGCCAGACGCAGGCGGCGACGTCGACCCGTGGGGGCACTATCTTTTTCAGCTTCCCGTGACTTATCAAACCCGGTTGAAGTGGTTTAGCGCGTACGCGCCGCTCGCCAGTATCGGTACGGATGGCGACTACTGCCTGTTGTGGGGCGGGTATCCGAACTACGGCCTGCAGCCGTCGATCTACGGCCCGAAGGCCGGCGGGGCGTGGCCGGCGAACCCGGTGGCCGTCGTCGTAGCGCTCAATCCTCTGTACACCGCAGAGGATAGTCATGGCATTTAACTCGGCCACCGATTTTCTTGGGCTGTGGCGCAGGAGCGGCAGCAACGTTTCCAAGCTGCAAATGCCCGGGCTCGATTTCGTCGTGGCTGCGTTGGCACGCGCGGGCGTCGTCAGCCTTTCGGTATCCGCCACGGCGCCGGTCGCCAACCAGTCGATTACGGCGTGGCTGCAAGCCGCCGTCCCCAGCTACTCCGCCGAAGGCGTTTTGAACCTTTGGGACAAGGTGACGAGCGCCTACGCGCCGGCCACGCCGAAGCTGTTCCTGCAGTTTCTGGAGGCCTGCGCGGGCGAGACCGGCGCAACGTGGCTCACGATCACAGGCGGCCCGCCGGCCAACACAGCGGGCAACGACGGCGATTTCGCCATTCGCACGGACGAGCCAGGCGGCATCTACGGGCCGAAGACGCTGGGCGCGTGGCCTGCGACGCCGATCCCGGGGACCACGGACGTCGTATCGAGCACTGCGCTTGACAACACCTTCGGCGGCGTGGAAGGCACCACGATCTATCGCGGCCCCGCGGCGTGGCAAGGCTTGTCGATCGGTGCCGAGGATACCGTGCTCGTGTCGATCGGCGGCGTCCCTGCGTGGGACGCGCTTTCGGCGCTCTTTGACACAGTATTCGGCGCCGCGCAGGGATCTGTGCTGTACCGTGACGCGCTTACGTGGAACGACCTGCCGCCGGGCGGCCCCGGTCAGGTGCTGTCCACGGGCGGAGCGGGCGCCAATCCTTCCTGGGTTGCCAAGACGCCAGAATTTGCTTCCGGAACGGTCATGTTGTTCCGGCAGACCACGGCACCGACAGGTTGGACGAAACAGACCGCGCTTACCGACTACGGCATCCGCGTAACGAGCGGCGCCGTGAGTACGACCGGCGGGACGCCGTTCAGCACCGTGTTTGCGCAGACCGCAGTCGGCAACACAACGCTGAGCGCCACGCAAATGCCGTCGCACGCGCATCAATATTTGGCCGTACGAGCAGGCGGTGCGGCGCTGTCGGGCGGAAGTGCGCCGTCTACGGCCGAAAACACCGATACGCTGAGCCAAACCCAGTTTGCCGGCGGTAGCACGTCGCACACGCACTCCATCAGTCTGGCCATGGCGTACCTTGACGTCATCATAGCGACTAAGGATTAGGGTTGATGAGCTACACACCCTCAACCGACTTTCTCGGACTGTTGCGGCAGACGTCCGGCGGCATGCGCTTTCTGGAAATGCCGGGGCTCGATTTCGTCGTGGCCGCGCTGGCGCGTGCCGGGCTAATCAATCTTTCGGTGGGGCAGACGGCGCCCATCGTCGACCAGACCAATACGGTGTGGTTCAAGCCCGCGCAGCCATCGTGGACCGCAGAGGGTACGCTCTACATCTGGAACGTCGCCACGAATGCATACGAGGTGGCGACGCACGATCTGTGGGAGCAATTGCTTGCGGGTGCGCAGGGCTACCAATTCCAGAACGCACCCGACGCGGTCAACACCGTTACGCCCGGGACTTCGTTGCTAGCCATTCGACGCGTGGCGCCGTTGACGACAACGGTCACATTGCCGACGCTCGCCAGCCAGCGCGCGAAGGCGCTTCAAGTCGTCGACTGGTCGACGAACGTAGCCAATCACGTCGTAACGATCATGCCTTCGGGCGGCGCAACCATCATGCAGCTCGCGCAATGGCAGTTCCTGTCCACCGCCGTCAGTTTGGGCGGCATTACGTTCTATCCTTCTGCGGATCTCAATGGCTGGGTTATCGCACCATGAAAATGCTTCGTCTCTTCGTTCTGATTGCATCCGTTCTCTGCGTCCTTCCGGCGCAGGCGCAATGGCAGACACCGAACCATTCCGTGCCGATCGGGCGCGGGTCTGGCGTCACGGGTTTCGGCAGCACGTCACCGGGCCCCGCCGGCCAGGCGTTGATGAGTAACGGCAGCACTGCCGATCCGACATTTCAAGCGATCTCGCCGTCTGCGGTGCTCCCTGCCCCCACGCGGAAGGGAGATATCATTTACTGGGACGCAGGCGCTGCTGCATGGGTGACGCTGCCGGGCAACAATTCGGGCGTGCGCATCGCCACCGAAGATGCGACCGGACAGCCGGCGTGGTCAACTTTCAGCTCGCTTGTAAAGGCGCCGAAGTTCCTCCGTCACGTCAACATCAGCAGCGTGTTCAGCATTGCGTTCGACGCGGATGCAACGTTGGTGGATATCGTGCTGGTAGGGGCCGGCGGTGGCGGCACGGGCAACGGTGGTAACAACTTCATTCCGTACTATCAGTACGGTGATATCGGTACGCCCACGGCCTTCGATGTCACTCCGATCACGGTATCCATCTCCAATGCTACGCCCGGCATCGTTACGACCCCGACACATACGGTGCCTTGGGAATGCAATCGACCGTTCTACTTTTCGAACAACGGCGACACGCTCCCAGCACCGCTGGCCTTTAACACGGTCTACATCATCTATTGCGGCGACAACCCGATCGGCGCCAACACCAATCAGCCCACGGCTACGACCTTCGGGATCTCTACTCGGTCCTTCAACACGCCGATTACTTGTCTTCTGTACGCCCCGAATTGTCAGACGGCGATAGCGACGACGACCGTTGGCAGCGGGACGCACATTCTCAATATGTACACGTTCGTTGCCACGGCGGGCAGCGGTGGCGGCGTGGTCGGCGACGGCGGTTTGCCGGGTACGGCCTACGGCTGCGACAGCAACGGCCCCGCCGGCTACCTGCAGAGCGTCGGACATACCGGAGGCGTCGGCGGCAACTTCTATGGGGTCAACATCGCTCCGGGGGTCGGTGGCGCTGGCTACTACGGCGGCGGCGGTCAGAACGCGTCCGTAGGCACCGACATGACCGGCGGCGGCGGCTCCGGAGCCTTCCCGACTGCGACCGCGAGCGGTGGCGGTGCCGGCGGCGGCGGCGGGTCGTGCCACATCATTCTGAAGCCCGTCCCTGGGCACCTGTATCCGCTCTTGTGCGGTGTCGCCGGCTCTGGTGGCGTTGCCGCGACGCAAGCCGCGACCTTCACCAATGCGAGCCCGACTGTCGTCACGATGACAGGGGCCAACTTTCCGCCCAACGCAGCGATCACATTTTCCGGCGGGTCGCTTCCGACCGGAGTTGTTGCGGGAACGACTTACTACACACTCCCGCTGGACGACCCTGGCAACACGTACAACATCTTGAATACGCCGTACGGAACCGCCATCAATACGTCCAGCGCGGGTTCCGGAACCGTTTCGAGCGGAACGGCCGGCAGCCGTGGCGCGTACGGCGCATGTGAAATCTGGACCTTCTACGGGGTGCAATAGACCGATGAAAAAATTCATCCTTGCTACGCTTCTTTTCTTCGCGTCCGCGGGCGCTGCGTTCGCGACGCCCGGCTGTACGGTGCTCGGCGGCTGGCCCGGCGCGCAATACGGTCTTCAGGGGCAGATCCTCACGGATAGTTTGCCGTGCTACGGGATCACGGGCACGCGAGGCGGCCCCGTCGTGCTGCAGGGCTCGCCGACTGTTACGACGCCGAACTTTACCACGTCGTTCTCGGTCGACACCCACATTTTTGGCAGCCACGCCACCAACTACCATCAGATTTTTGACAACGTCGGCAACATCGGCCTCGCGATTGGCAACGCGACCGATCCAACGTCGTACAACAGTAACGACGTACACACGTTTCGCAGTAAGTCGACGGCGACCAATTTTGCCAACATATCGGCGTCCGGCATCGGCGTGTACGGCTCCAGCAGTGGGTTGCCGCATATTCAAGCGCAGGCGGTTGCGGGCACTCCCATTCTGACGCTGCCCAACGCATCGGGCACGTTCGCAGTTAGTGCATCAACGCCGCTGACGCTGAGTGCGACTACGGGCGCGTTGACGTGTGCGACGTGCACCACGAGCGCGGCGTCCCTGACTGCGAACCAACTTGTCATCGGTTCCGGCACGCAGGGCGAGCAGACGCTTGGTTCGTTGGGCACGACGACAACGGTGCTGCATGGCAATGCTGCCGGCGCTCCGTCGTTTGCCAGCGTTACCGGCTCCGACATGGCGGCGAACACCGTTGCGAACGGGCAGCTCGCGACCATGGCCAACGGCACCATAAAGTGCCGCACCACGGCGGGAACGGGCTCGCCGGAAGACTGTACGGCCGCGCAGGTTACCACCATTCTTGAACGCGGAACGACGTTGCTTGCCGTGCTGACCGCGTCCAATTCGGCGACGCTATCGGATACCACGCACGTCAATTCGACGTATGACGACTATATGCTGACCTTCGACAATATGGTGCCGGTTAACAACGGTGTTGACCTGTACTGTCAAGTACATTCGGGCGGTATCTTTCAGAGCACCACTTACTTGAATGGTACGGGCGCCGCTACCACGCAAATTACGCTATCGGTCAATGCAAGTTTGGTAGCCAACAATCCGGGTATCGGCCTGTCGGGGACGATGTACCTTCGCAATGTCAATTCTACGACCGTCGTCAAGTTCATGGATGGCCGCAACTACCACTACACGCCCGCAGCGGGAATTGCTGCCGTCAATCCGGTGGGCTTCTGGAATGGCGGTCAAGGCGTGGTTGATGGTTTTCAATGCGCATTCGGAACGGGTAACATCTCTACAGGCAACATCAAACTGTACGGTTTGAGGCCGGCGTTGTAGTTCGGCCGGGAGATCCGGCAAAATGGAGGACTATTATGGACGTTACAGATGGAACGTGGGTACCGACCATGGTCGGATCGACCAACCCGGGCACCCCGACCTACGCGTCACAGGTCGGCCAGTGGTCGCGCATCGGCGACCTGGTGACTGTGTGGTTTCGGGTGCAATTGCTGGCCCCGGACGTTGCGGCTGCAGGCGTGGCAGTGATTGCCGGCCTGCCGTTTGCTCCGATCACCGGACCCGGGCAGGGCTATATTGGGGCGGCAGGGCCGTTCTCCCTCGTGTCGCACACGGCGGGGTATGATCAGTTCGGGGTTCACATCAAGGACACGATGGGCGTAACCGTGCAGGAGTTCGGCGACAACGTCATCGTGAGCAACATGCCGGTCGGCAACGTCCGCGCGAACGCCATCCTGGGCGGGTCGATCACCTATCGGACGGACGCGTCGTAGCGGTGGCGGGAGCCGGTCGGAGGGCATTCCGTCGTCCGGCTCCCTGGAGGTTGACCGCAAGTCGCGTGTCTTGTATGACATGGTTTGCGAATAACGTCAACGACAGGAATGCACCACATGGATACTCTGAAAAACCTGACGCTCGTGCAGTGGATCGGCATTATGGTGGGCCTGAACAGCCTGCTGATGGGTGCAACGCCTCAGTTGACAGTACTGATCGGCGCCGCGGCCGTCCCCTACATCATTGCGCTTGCCACGCTCGGCAATGGCGCGCTCGGCGTGTTCGTGACTGTGGTGGGCGGCATCGGCACTCAGGCGTCCAACGTCGCAGCGCTGCCCGGTGTCGAGAAGATCCTAGTCAATCGGAACGCCAACGCGAACCTCGCCACGCTGGCGGTCGATCACGATCAGCCGAAAATTGGAGCGGTTCCGGAAGATAAGGCTGCTGTTGCGGCGACTGCGAAAGCAGCAGCTTGACGTGTTGATGCCTTGGGAGACGCCGCCCGTACAGACCAAAGAGGACGTACGGGCGAAGCTCCGCGACTTCGATTTTTACCGTGAGAAGTTCCTGCGCATCCGGCCGCGCGAGGGCGGCGAACGCGTACCCTTCGTCCTCAATGCTGCGCAGCGCGTTCTACATGCTCGACTGGAGGACGAAAAGAAGACCTTCGGTATGGTCCGCGCGCTCATCCCCAAGGCGCGACGGATGGGCGTCAGCACATACGTAGGTGGCCGGTTCTTTCACCAGACCGCCACCATGTTCGGCCGCCGCGCGCAGGTCGTAGCCCATCGCACGGACAGCGCCGGCAATCTGCATCGTGAGATCAAGGAATTTTGCGCCGGCTTGCCACTGCCGTTGCGGCCCTCGGTGGGCGCGACGAATGCGCGCGAGCTGATCTTTGACAAGCTGAAGTCGCTTTACAAAGTTGCTTCGGCCGAAGGCGGCGATATAGGCCGATCAGACGACTTTCACGCCCTGCACCTGTCGGAAGCCGGGTTCATGGACAACGTGGAAGACCTGTCTTCCGGTCTGCTGCAGACCGTACAGGATCTGCCAGGCACAGAGGAAGTTCTAGAGAGCACCGGGAACGGCCAGTCCGGAATGTTCTATTCCATGTGCGAGCAGGCGCACCGCGAGCAGAACAAGGGGCTGTGGCGGTTGCACTTCCTCGCATGGCCGATCATGCCGGAGTACCGCGCGGAAGTGCCGTTCGCGTGGAAGGCGCCGCAGGAGTTCGAAGAGTACGCCCGGATGCACGGGCTTGACCGCGAGCAGCTCTATTGGTTTTGGACCAAGAACTACACCCTTGCGTCAATGAACGGCGGACAGCCGGAGCGGATACATCGTCTCACGCGACAGGAGTACCCGGCTGTCTATAGCGAATGCTTCATGGCCGACAGCACGTTGGATTTCTTCGCGGCGTCGCTGGTCTCCGCGGCGATGACGCGCAAGCCCAACCCTTCCGCCGGGGCGCTGAAACTGTTGTGCGTCGACCCGGCCGGCGACGGCCAGGACAAGCCGTTCGTTTGCGATCGGCAAGGCTCCGCGATCGGCGCCCGCGTCTGGGGCGAACTGACGAACCGTGACTACAATGTGCAGGCCGATTGGCTGGTGCAGACATTCGACCGTTTCGGGATGGATGCCATCCTGATCGATGTGACGGGCACTGGCAAAGGCTTGGTGGACGCCACGCGGCTCCGCATGCGAATGCGCGGTCCTGAAAAGGTCGTGGCGGTCAACTTCGCGCACGGCGCGCTGAATGAAGTGCTGTACGGCAACCGTCGTGCGGAGCTGCATGACAAGCTGCAGCGCTGGTTTCAGAGCGACGTCTCTATGCCGAACGACAAGCTCGCGCAGGAGGAAGGGGCGGCGTACAAGTGGGGGCAAAGTGAATGCCGGCGTGACGAGAAAATGCGGCTGTTTATGACGCCAAAAGAAAAAATCAAGGCGAAGATCGGCCGTTCGCCGGATCGGTGGGACGCGTGCGCGGTGTCTATGGCTATCGACGGTTAGCGGCAGTCCGGCAGGTCCAGCACCTTGATAATTTCCAAGCCCTCCTGCATGTCGCTGGGCATCGGCTCGTCCCCGCGCATCATCTTTATGGCCGCCGTACGTTGTTCTTTCGTAATAGGTTTGTCAGAACGAAGATGGATTTCTCCGATTTTCACTGCGTACCTCACAAACGTACCTCTCCGCGCATGCGTTGACATGTGCTCGTGCTTACAGTATGACAGCCGGGATATCAACCCGAAACGTACTGAAAGGCACGCAAATGGATGGCACTATGGCATGGCTTGAGCAGCAGGCAACTGCGCCGAAGCCAAAACGCGTCCGTAAGCCGGCGAAGAAGGCAGCTAAGCCCAAGAAAAACAAAGTCATCAGGGGCTTGAAACAGGCGGTGGCTTGCAGCCGCGGTGACAAATCGAAGGGCCGCGTTCGCACCGTCACGCTGCGACCGGAGCGCTTGGATCTGCGCTTGACGAAGGCCGAAAAGTCGAAGCTGACCAAGAAGGCGGCGGCGACGCGGCGCACCATCACCAGCATCATTCTGGAGCTTATCGAGAAGATGCGGTGAAAGAAAAAGGCCCCCGCCGTCGATCTTGCGCGCGGGGGCCTTCGTCGTCAGTCGCAGGTGTCTCGTATCCTCAGTACTTGAAGCTTACGCCAACCACGCCCCGGTTGCCAAGCGACGCGCACGCGACTTGTCCGTTTCCGGGGCAGAAGGTCTGCGATCGCGGTTCGTAGCCGGCCCAGGTGTCGACCACGACGTTGTTCGACAGCCGGGTCAGCATGCCGATGCCGAAGCCCGCCGAAATCGTCCAGATGTTCTTGCTGCCGTTGGCGGTAAACTGCGGCGTCATGTCGTGTTCTTCCAGACCGGCCCACAGGTAGGGAAGCGCGGTGCCGTTGGCGGTCACGCCGTTCGGCAGCAGCGGAAGCGATGGCAGGGCCAGGGACGTGCCGAAGGGATTGAACACGCTGTTGAGCGGGGAGCCGGCGCCGACGCGCTGGCGGAGCACCATGGGGCCGCTGAGCGCGATGCCGTTGGCGGACCCGTTGATGTTGTCGAAACCGATGGAGCCTTCTGCAAACCAGAATGCATCTTGGGCGAAGGGGCAGGTATAGCCGATGATCGCGTCTAGTTCGCCTTGGACGATCTGGGTGCCGACCGCAGCCCCATTGACAGCGCCCGCGCTGCCGGCGGTGCCTGCGCCGTAATAGAAGCCGCAGCCGACCGGATAGCCGGCGAGCAGCGGTCGCGCCTTCACGGGCGGCAGAGGGACGTCGGCCGCGTACGCAGCGCAGCCGGAAAAGAGGACGGCGAGCGCGAGAGAAAGTCGCTTGATCATGATCAAATCTCCGTGATTGATGTCCGAGCAGTCTACGCCCGTGTGCCGCGCCCATGGTGGCGCGAGGGCAACACGGAACGGAAAACGCTACCCAGTACGGATGCGCCAGCCGTCTCCGGTGAACCGTCCTTTCGAGCCGCCCGCAGGCCCGGCGTTCTCGGTGTACTTGCCGGCAATGCCATCCGTTTTGTTCGCGGGGTCCATACCGGCATACAGGCTCGCGAGCTGCCTGCGGTTCACCTTGCGGATGTGCTCGCCGACCGCGCGGGGTCGTGCCATCAGGATTGGGCGGTACGCTTTGCCGGTCTTGTCCGTACCGGCTACGAGGTCCGTAAACAGCCCCGTTAGGTCGGGGTGCGAGATTTCCTTGTAGCCCCGGTTGTGTGCGTCCGCGATCTCCTGCGGGATGCTGTTGATGATACGGAACTCCCAGTCCGGGTACTTGTCGCGGTTCGGGATGAACAGCTTCAACGGGCGGTCAAGCGTCAGGTTCGCAATGATTGCGTCCACGTCCTGGGGCTCGTTGAACGGCGACAGCCGTGCCATGGCGTCGCCGGCACCCGGGGCGGCGGGGATCTCGCCCGGCGGGTTCGGGATGAGATTGGGCGCGAGACCGGAGGCGAACGGGTTGACGGGTTCGGTCATGGCCTACTTCTTTCCTTTGCGCTGGTGCTGCGCGTAGTGGCTTTCGAGCGCGTTCACGATGAATTTTTCGCGCTGCTCTTTCTTGGCGGACGCCGGCACGAACTTGTCCGCCTGCCGCTTGATCTCGGCCTGCACTTCGCGCGGCGCATCGGTCAGTTTCGCCCACGGACCCGCCTTGACGCGGGCGGCGGAGCGGCCGAGCGCGTCGTTCTCGCCAGGTGCGTCACTGCGTCGGGGCTTCTTTGCCGGCGGGTCCTTCGGATCTTCGTCGTCACCCTCCGGGTCTTCGTCGTCTTCCGGATCGTCATCCTTTTCGACCTTCGGCGGCGTGAATTTCTTGTCCACGGCTTTCACCAGCGCTTCGGCGAAAGCCGCCGCGGTGGGGAATTTCTTCGGGTCCATGGTCTTGCCTAGCTCGACAGTCAGGGCCGACCGTTCCGGATCGACGCCGTACCATGTTTGCTTGTCCAGTTCGGCGACGATTTCCGCCTGCCCGAACGGCGGCGCTTTGGGGGCCGTGCTGACTTCCAGCGCGGCGATGTCCTTCGCGACCTTGCGCGCGGCTTCCGTGTCGCCGTTGGTCACGGCGGCGTCAAGCTGCGCCTGCAAGCCGGCGCGGGCTTGGTCGCGCATCATCGTATTCAGATCGACCATGGTTATGCGGCTCCTGCTAAAATCGCGACCCGTCGGGGCGCATACGTTTTGGCGGAAACACTTCGTCTGCGTTCGGCACGTTTCCAGCGTAAGTAGTGCGTTCGCGGACAGTTTCCGCGTAAGGGTCAACAGGCACTGGCGGGACCACTTCGGGGTCTTCGTCGTTCTCATCCCAGATCAGCGTATCCGGGTCCGGCATCTTGTCGGAGGGGATGATGCCGATTACGTCTTGGAAGCTGGACACGTACCGCCAACCGCTGGTGACCATGATTTGGCCGCCTTGGATCATGGTGCCGGCAAACGGGCGGATAAGCACCCAGTCGCCGCTGTTCACCTCCTGCCGGCTGAGGCCTTCGCCGTCTTTGTACTGAAACGCCAGCGGCCCCATGGCGACGATGCGGCCGGCCATGACGTTGTGCGCGAGCAAGTCGCGTGACTGCTGCGGAACGATCATGCTCCCGATCTTCCGCGGCGGGAACGGAATACGGATGATGACCATGTCCCGCGTCGGCTGGACGAAGTCGTGCGGGATCTCGAAACCGTAAAGGCCGATGCTGCTCATTCTCTATGTGCCCTCAGTGCCAGCTCAAATACGTTGCCGACGTGCTCCGTTCCGCTGGATAGCAGAACCTCGATATCATGGAAGGCCGCTGCCCGGCCCTGCGCTACCGGGTCCGCCGGGTTGCCCGCCAGAAAGCTGTGGATCACCTCCGCTTTCCGCAGGCGCAGGCACGCCAGAAGCGCCCGGGTTTCCGGGCTGCTGAGCCATTCCGTCAAAGCCGCTACCTGCATTTTGCATGTCCTGCATGATTTGCTGTATCGCTATTTCTAGCTGCGCCATTTGCAGCGTCGCAGTCTGTATGTCAACCATCCCGCCGGCCGCGTCAACCGTGTTCTTGAGCGCCTGGGTAAGCTGTACGGCAACGCCGGCCTTGACCTTCATAGCTTCCGTACGTGCCTTCATCAAGCCAAGCATGCCTTTCATTTTTTCGTCAGGCGTTGCTTCCGGCTTTTGTGGCTGCCCGATCAGCTTTTCCGGCATTGGGAGCCGCATGACCTGCGCAAAACGGAGCTGGCACTCTTGGATGTTCCAAGGCACGCCTTTCGCCGCCGCTATGACCATTTCATTGTAGACGCCGGCCTGCGCGCTGCGGTGCATCTCCGTCGCAAGCTGCGGATCGGCTGTCACGGCGACGCCGTCTGCGTTGGAGGCTGAAACGCCATCCGGCAGCATGTCGTACGCGTCCGCCATCTGGACGAACTCGCGAAACTCCTGCGTCATTGACGCCACGAGCCGGCGGTGCACTGCGGATTGTACCTGCGTGCCGTTGTCGATCAGGCCCTTTGCCAGCGTCGCCGTCATGGAAGCCGGCGCGTTCTCCAACAGGTTCAACGTGCCGGCGAGGCGGTCGCCAAGCGTCATCAGCTTTTCGAGCACCTGCACGGAGCCCGGCGATACCGCTTTCACCGGGAACGCGGAAAAGCGGTTCGTGAGCGGTGCGCCGTCCGTGTTGACCGTAACAACACGGTTGCCCTTCAATTCGACCTTGTCGGGCAGCCCGAAGCCGCCACCGGCCAGGATGCCGCCGTTCTGGCTTTCGCTCTTGGCGGTGTCGGAGATCGACGCCAGCAGGTCGTCGGCGGAACCTTCGATACGGCGCAGCAGCTTGCCGAAGCCCATCGGAAAAAAGCCGCCCTTCGGATCGGGCAGGAAGCGATACGGATAAAACCGGCGGATGGGATTGAAGAACAGCGCATCCTTCGTATCGGTGACGGTCTTGCGGGACCAACGCGGCACAATCTTGACGACTTCGGGAAAATCGTCGCGCGCAATGACCATGGTCCACGGCTCGTCTATTTCGTCGCCGTCCAGATCAAGCCAGATGTCTACTTCGTAAAATTCCTTCGGCGCCTGCGGGTCCTGTTCGTCGAAGCGCGGCTCGTAACCGACCCAGTGCTTGCGTTGAATTGAGCGTTCGATTTCGTACGGGTAGCGCTCGAATTGGTGCGTGATGCGCGGGGCGCGTTCAATCGCGCGCACGTTGGCGTTGATAATGACGGAGTTGGTACCGACGCTTGGCAGGAAGTGCGAATGAAACACCCGGTCCTGCTCGTCAAAGCTGCGCTTGCGCCACGCCAGCCCGGTGACGGCCATGTGCACCACGAGCGGGTCCGTGTCGAGCGTCCAATTCGGGTCCTTCGTGCGGAGCTGGCTGGACACCCACGACGCCAGCGGCTCCCCGCCGGGTTCGCTCGCCTTGGCAAGATCCGGCTCACCTAGCAACGCATCCGTGGCGCGGGCGGAGAACTGGATGACCGCGGACAGCGTCAGCTCCGTGGACGGCGGGGGCTCCTCTCCGGCGCCCTCTTGTTCGCGGTTCTGCGGTGCGTCGTTGCCGCGATCGGCTTCGACTTCATCTAGATACCCCTGCGCCTCGCCAGCCCATGTCGACATTGACGTTTCGTCGATACCGATCAGCTCGATAATGTCGGTTGCGAAGCTGCGCCGGCCGCCTTCGTCCAGCCGCTCAGCTAGGTTGCCGAAGGTTTCGGGCTCGCTGAGTTTTAGTTTCAGTTTGGGCAGGTCGCGCATGGAGCCTCGCGTAAGACAAAATGTATGACATGTCAAGGGCCTACGGTAGCACTATTTGACGAAAATCACATCTTTGTGCTAATCAGTACATTATTCGCCGGCCTGCACAGGGCTTTTCCAGGCCACCGATCAAAAGGAGAACCCCCTTGCAAGTCATCGATCGCAGTCTGCAAAGTAGTCAATACTGGCCGGGACTTTTTGCGCTTTTTGGCCTCGATTACGAGCGCCTCCAGCCGATCTACACGCAGTTCTACGACGCCAAGCCGAGCGAAAAGGCGTTCGAAGAATTCATGACGGAGCGCGCCGGCCTGGGTCTCGCCGTACAGCAGCCGGAACTGGAGCCGGTGCAGTTCGACACTCCGAACGAAGGCTATCGTACGCAGGTCACCATGGCATCGTACGGCCTCGCCGTGGCGATCTCTCGCGAAGCCAAGGATGACAACCTGTACGAAGACGTCGGCAGCCGCATGATGAAGGAACTGGCCTTCAGCGCCCGGCAGACCGAAGAGTACATCGCGCACGCGCCGCTGCAGGTTGCCGGCGACGCCGTGAACGGCCTTCGTGCGGACGGCGTGCCGCTGATCTCGCCGAGCCACCCGACCGCGACCGGCTTGCAGTCCAACATGCTGGTTTCGGCCAACGTCTCGGAACTGGCGTTCGAAAATGCGGTCATCCAGATCAGCTACGCACGCAACGGTCGCGGCTTCGTCATCAACGTGCTGCCTAAGCGCGTCATCCTGTCGCCGGAGAGCGGGCCGGAGACCCGACGCATCCTCGGATCGCCGTTGCAGTGGAATGCGCAGACCAACAACATCAACGTGCTGCGCGCGACCGGCGCGCTGCCCGAAGTCGTCGAAACGCCCTACCTCGTCGACAAGGACAACTATTTCATCCAGACGTCGGAACAGGACAAGGACAACGGCCAGGGCTTCACGTTTTGGGAGCGCTCCCAGCTCGAAACCCGCGAAGACAGCAACTGGGCCAACCAGGCGTCGCTTATCGCCATGTGGTTCCGGTGCGCGGCCTCGGTGATCGACTTCCGCACGGTCTTCGGCAGCCTGGGCGCCGACGCCGTCTAGACAGACGTCAGGAAGTGTGTAATACAGGGAACCAAGCGGCAGCGTTCGTGCTGTCGCTGCCCTCCTGGGCGTTTCCTCCCTGCTACCAGACTTGACGGCCCCGGGTTGCCGATGACCGGGGCCGTTCTTTCTGATAGGGTCCGATCATGACCTACGGCACTCGCACCCCCAAGCCGAAATTCCGCTCCGCGGAGACGTGGGCGGCGTGCAGCAGGTGCAATGCGCGCGTCGCCTATTCGACGTTGCGGCGGGAGCGGCTGACGGGGCTGCTGGTGTGCTCCAGCGCGTCAGGGCGCGCCGTGCGGCCGTGCTGGGACCCTTGGCCGGCGGTCTACGACTTCCAAGCCTATCCGGACAAGTCGATCGAACCGCCGCCGGAGCCCTTACCGTTGCGCTACAATCTTGACGCCATCTGGGGCAACGGGCCGGCGGAAGGCACGACCGCTGTTTTCGCCAACGCGCCGAAACCCGCGCCCGACGACGCGACGCGGCTGCAGGCGTTGCTGACGTCGGTACCCTACTACGCCAGCATGGGCAGGTCGGCGGCGTTCACCGCGCCTAACCCGCCGTTGTCGGTCCGTATCGCGGAGGTGTCCACCATCAACCCTGCGAACTACGATGGTACATTCTTGCCGTCCAGTTCCGTCCGTACGGTGCTTCCGCCGAACGAGACAGCGGAGCTTACCGCCGTGACGCGTACGGACAGGGACGTTTCGGACGCGCTTTGGTCGCCGCCGTGGTCGGCCGTGAAAGGGATTTGATGACGACCGCCGCCCAGATCATTGCCAACGCGCTGCACCTTTTCGGTATCATCGATCAAACGGAAGATCCTGCGCCGGCCGATATCGCGAACAACGTCATCGTGCTCAACAACCTGCTGCGCGCGGAGATGGTCGACGGCGCCGTGCAGTTCCTGATGAAGACCGAGAACGTGACGCTGCCGGCGGGCGTGAGCGGTCAGATTTACCGCTTTTCGATCGGCACCGGAAGCACGAGCTATCTGTTTCAGCGCGATGCGGTCGCCGTCAAGGCGATCTGGCTGAACGACATCAACGTGACCGTGAACCGGGAGACCCGCCAGGCGCCCAAGCCCGACGTCGTGCGCACGACGTTTCCGGGCATCATCACGAAATGGCATCAGGAACGGCAGTCCGATGGCTCGATACTGGTGACGGCGTGGCAGCCTCCGCGCGTCGCGGCGCAGGCGCTGATTGAATATGGCGGCCGGTTGCCGCCGATCACGGCCCCGGACGGGAGCGACGTCGTTGCGCTGCCGCCGGAAGGCATCCACGACGCGGAGCTGTTGCTTGGGCTGACTGCGTGCCCTTCCTATGGGCGCGTTCCGGACCAGCTCTTGACGCAACGCGCAATGGCTGTCGACGCGCGGTGGCGGGATTGGGCCAGGGGGGCTCAGTGGTTAAGAATGGTTCGCGCGTAGGCCATTTAAGGCGGTCTGCATGATTTCTGGCGTCCACTCGTTTTTAGCTAAGTTCCACCACAACGACGTAACTTCTATGTTGTCGAGTGTGTAGCCTTTAGCACTGTCTATGCGGTCGACGGACGGCCCCCAGGGGTTACGTTTAAGGCCTTTCGCAGGTTCTAAACTCAAGAGTACGCCAGTGTACGGGCATCGCACAGTACTTTCTACTAACGTCTGTAGCTGTTCTGCCGTGACTTCGAACGTCCGCCCGTTTTTCTCCGCGCGGTGCTTCGCACGCCTCCATAAATCGTACGCGCGATTTTTCCGCCACCAATTTTGAAAATTTTGCTTTTTCCGTTCCGGGTTTTTAGCGGCCCACGCTTGATTGCGTTCGCGTTCACGTACGGGATTTAGCACTCGCACGCGTCGCATGTGAAGTTTATTACGTTCTTTCTGCGCCTCAGTTTTCATGCAATAGTAGCTATCAAACGTCGGAAAACGTGTCAACAATGGATGCCAGATGCCGGCCCTCAATATTCTCGGCTCGTTCGCAGATCCGCTTAATCTGGACCAGGGTGCCGGCAAGCTCGTAAACGTGCGCGTGGTGCCGCGCGACCCGAAAGAGACCAAGCCAGCCCGCGTGCGCTTCGTCGGCGCACCGGGGTTGACGACCGTCAGTAAGCCATCGTCGGCGCCGTGCATCACTATCGCCGTTGCGCTCGGAACGATCTGGACCGGGCATGCAGACGGCTCGATTTACTACGGCGTAGAAACGCCGTTCCCAGTTCTTGCGGGCACCGTCGCCGTCGATCCGACGCTACCCGTTATTCGCTTCGCGGAGGATCGCACGGCGCTCGCGATCGCGTCGAACGGCAACTTGCTGAACCCGAAAGTGCCGCCGCTGGCGGGCACCGGCTATACGGCAACGCAGGGCACAGGCGTCGTCAACGCCGGCTTTGATGCATCGATCAATTTTGATCCGTCGACCGTGGCCGAGTTGGACAACATGACGTTGTGGTCCGGCGCCTCAAATTTCTATGCCAATCAGGACGCCAAGGTTTACCGATCGCAGCCGCTCCAGCCAGGTAACGTGCTGCCGAACAGCTTCGGCACCAAGGAAGCACGCCCGGACAAGGTCGTGGATCTGGCGATATCCGGCCGCGTCGCGTGGCCGCTGGGCTCGCGCTCGCTGGAGCAATGGTACAATAGTGGCGCCACCGCGGACATGCCGTTCGTTCCGTTCCCGAACTCGCTCGTGAGCGTCGGCATCGCGGCGCGCAACTCTCGTGCGGTACTCCGTGACCTTATTATGTTCGTTGCGACAGATCGTCGCATCTGGCTTTGTACGGGGCAGACAGGTAGCCCCGTGTCACCCCCGTGGGTCAACTTGCTGTTGCAGCAACTGACGCTGACGCAGCTCAGTCAACTCACAGCCTACGCGTACGCGCATGGCGGCAGCGATTTCTACGTGATTACGCTGCCCGGCTCGTGGACGCTGGAGTTGGCGGCATCTACGGGCGTATGGTCCTATCGGCAATCACCAGGGCGTGCGGACCACGCAGGGCGCTGCGCCAAGGAATACGACGGCGGCGTGACATATGTTGGCCTCGATACCGGCGAAGTGTGTACGGTGGATATCAACAGCGCGGCGGAGCCCGGCGGCACGCTGTCGCGCATCATGATAACGCCGTGGGTTGGCAGCCAGGAAACGCGTGGCTCCGTCGACAGTATCGACATCACGTCGTCCATGGGGCCGGCGGCCGGAACCTTCCAGCTCGATTGGTCCGACGACCGCGCGGTGACGTGGCGCGGTGCGCGTCAAATCCTGCTGCCGCAGCCGGGAACACGACGTGCGATCGGTCGCAACTTCGGGGCCTCGCGCCGGCAGCAGTTTCGCCTGCAGTATAGCGGCACGCAGGCGCCGTTCACGATCGATGAATGGTTTGCGAACCTTAGTCCCGGGACGTGACAAAATCGCGGGCGTACTTCAGAAGGTCGTGCCGCGTCTGCAGTTCCGCCCGCATCGCCTTCGTGATCGGCGTGGCCTGCTCGTACACGGCCGCAATGGGTCGCTGGAAGCGCGCGAGGTGCGCCGCGAGCTTGGCACGCGTGCCTTCGAAAGATTGCAATTTGTGTTCGCCGTTAACGGCTTCGTACTGGATGGTGAAAGCGGTCATGGATTAGTCCTTGTATCTGCTACTGAATACATTTTCTATTTCTTCGATCGGGCTGTTGTCGGGAGGACGTTGGCAACCCCAATAACCGTCTAACAGCGAAATCCAAGTGATTGGGCCTTCTTTTGCGAAGTAGTCCCAAGCTCTGCGCGCTGTTCGGCAGTTCGAAGGCGGGCGCGAAGTATACGTTCGCGTCCCTGTTCGAAACATCGCGTGGGGGTGGTTGACAGTCACGGGGCGGCCGCTCTGGCAACTTCGGCGAGGGCGGCGTAAGCTTCGGCCTCAAGGCCTCGTTCCTTGAGCAGCCGGAAAGGGAACTCTCCAACCTGCCACGCGTGCAAATCGGAAAGCCTCTTACCGGCGTCAAGATAGCATTTAAAATGCGCGTAGTGCCGCGTACCGTACTTTACTTTCGCTTCTGAGTGATCGTTACAAAATCTGCACTGAGCCATGTTCAAACCCTCCTGCTAAACACTGTATGACACAACCGTACGGATAAGTCAATGGTCCAGAAAGTCCCGCCTCCCGTAGGTGTCGCAACAGAAGATCCGGTATTCAATCGGTGGCTGCTGGAGCTGACTGCCATCTTGAACGCAGGCGGTGGTATCGATCCCGGCAGCATCGCCGGCCTTGACGCGTTGGTGCTGCAAGTTGCGACGAACACCACAGACATTACGGCGCTGCAAACCACGACGGCCATTCATACCATACAGATTGCCGCGCTGACCGCGCAAGTCGCCACGAACACGTCGGACATCGCGGCGTTGCAGGCCGCGGTGACTGCGCTGCAGGGGCAGGGCGAAATCTTGAATGGTTTGGTTGCGCCGGGCGCCGGCCTGGGCAAGGTCAATGATTGGTACGCCGACACGGTGGCGTTGCACATTTACGTCAAGACGGCTCCGGCGGTGTGGACGCTAATTGTTTAACCAAACATTGCGATAGCGGTAACCGTACCCTGAAACTCTTCCAGCGTACGGCAAATGAAGTACAAACCGCCAGCAGCCTCCCACGCGGCCTGAAAGCCCTCTTGATCCTTGCTCTGTTCGCCTTCGTCGTCTTTCAGTTCAATTGCAGCCTTACGGCCGTTGCGCGGAAACACCAGCCAATCGGCGACGCCGGCTTTGACGCCAAGCCGCTTGAAATGCATGTGAGTGCCGAAGCCGCCGCGGCGTTCGTTGGCGACATGGAAGGCCAGCAGGTTCGGCATGGCGGTTTCAAGCCACTGCGCCGTCCGCATCTGCAGGCCCTGTTCACGTCGCTTCCGGACGGGCTTGCGCGCCTTCTTAGCGAGCTTTTTTCGAGCAGTCTTCACTGCTGGGTCGTCGGCAACATAATGATGTTGCTGGTCGTTGAGGTCCAATTGCGCGGCATCTCCGTGCATTTAGCCAACGCTTTGGTCTCGCGGAGTACAACGGCGCGGCCTTCGCAAGCTTCGCGCGTATCGTGCAGGCTCGTGATTAAAGAGCCGGCCAGTAGTCCAATGCATATCCAGTTCATGTTTTCACCTTTTTCGGGATGATGCCAAGTTCTTCAAGTCGCCGCTCCTGGGCCGGTAGCCATGTTTCCAAGGCCGCGTGGACGGCCGCAGATCGGTTCTTGACCGCCTCCGTGTCGATATTGCGCGCAACGAAGTCGACGCGTGCGATCAGCGCGGCCGGCAAGCGTGCGGAAATCATGGTTTTGCGTTCGGTGCTCATGGGTGGTAAGCTCTAAACGAAACTGTATGACAATGCAAGAGGGCTGACGATGGGCTTCGGCGAAGGACTTGGCGCCCTGATCGGCGGGGCAGAGGCGACCGGAGATCTCAATCAGGGGCAGCGCGCGGTGGACAGCATCGCGGGCGGCTTCGGCGGCTCCGTGGCGCCCTACAACACCTTCGGGCAGTCCTTCCTGCCGCAGGCAACCGGCGGCGTGGCCGACCTGAAGGCCAAGGCAGGGGAGACGCAGGGCTACGAAGACTTCATGAAAAACTACAAAACGTCGCCCGGCGCTCAATACCAGATCGATGTAGCCGACGCGCAGCAGAACAACAGCGCGTCGGCGAAGGGGCAATTACTCTCGGGGAGCAATCTGCGCAGCTTGGCGGACATCAATCAGGGCATCGCCAGCACCTACGCTAATCAAGCGTACGGCAGTTACCTCCAAGGCAACGCGCAGCAGTTCGGGCAGCTCAACGACGTACTGGGCAACATGTTCAAGGCGATCGGTGTTGGCGAGACGGCGACCGGGCAGGTCGCGGGCGTCGATACAGCGCAGATGGGCAACCAGGCTGCGTTGGCGCAAGCGCAGGCGAAGAACGATCAATCGAAGGGTTCCGGCCTGGGGTCGATGTTCTCCGGTATCGGATCTATGGCGGCGATGTTTTAATGTGATGTTAAGGAAGGGGCCACCACCAATGTATGAGGTGGTTCAGAACGTAGACCCAAGCCCCACCACCAAGAAAGAGTAACAACGGCCATGCTGGCAATCCTCGGTCTGGATGTGGCATCACTGTTCCTTTAACTGCTGAATAACGCCAGTGCCATGACACTGAAAGCATCTCACTTTGACAAGGGCTTGCGCGAGTTGCGGCAGTCTCATGTTGAACGGATTCCCGCGCGGGAGGATGAACTTTTCACCGGTGCCGTCGCATTCTTTGCATTTCATCGGTGGCTACCTATTAACGTACGATTGAGTACAAGTAACAATCCTGCGGTTCCGTTGACAAGTTCGGAAACATCTCAAACCGCCGTAATCGGCCTTCACGTTCCGCACCCATCCGTTCAAGTACGCGCTGTACGGGCAGATTGTCAACGTGGCAGTACGCCCAGACGCGCCATATTTGCGGGTGCGTGAACAGCCACGTTACGAATGGTCTTGAGAACTCGCGGCCTGCGCCGCGCGCTTTGCGGCTGCGATTGAACGCAAGCGTGATCGTAGCTTGGTGCCCTCGGATTTCAAGCCCGACGATGCCAAGGAATTGTGTACCATCCAGTACAGAAAGCCAGCGACCGGGACCGGCTTCATACCGCATGATCAGGGTCTGCGCTTCGATCAGGTTGCGGAGTTGCGGCACGCCCATGTAGCGCACCGTCTCCGCGTCACCGAACAGCGCCAGCACATCCGGGGCGTCCCATAAGTTGACGTCCCGAATTGTGAAGCGACCGAGCTGGGCGGTGGAGGGGGTCACCAACGGCCCCCGTTGCGCCAGAACTCGAAATTGTGCGGAAACGCTCCGGCCGGGCATCTGCGCGCGCCGCCTTGGTTTTCGCGCATCCACGCCATGAAGGCTGGGTATTCCGCATGTCTCGTCGCTGCGGCATCAATCAAATTGCGTTCATACTGGTAGAGCCAGTCACCGAAGCGGCTCGCTTCGATCAGATTGACGTTGCAAAACGTCAGATGCTGCTGATAGAGCGGAAACAACGGGTGCTTACGGTTCGCTTCTGTGATAAGCGGTTGGCGGGGTGCGATGGCTGCTTTTGACATGTTCATCTTGTGCTCTCCAGCGGTTAAAGTACCGCCTTCGTACGCCCGCTTCCGTACGTTGTCAAGCCCTTATTTGCGCATCCTTTCCGCTTCGTACCCCTCGCAGTCAAGAGGCAATCCCGTCGTCCACGGTCGGGGGCGCCGCATGATCGCGCGCATCTGCGCCGAGCGCTCTTTCGCCACGGCAACCGGCGCGACGGCCAAGATGCTGTCGTACACGTCCAGCAGCAGCACGACGTCGGGAAGTTCGCGTTCGATATCGGCCTCCGCCGCAGTTACCAGATCGCGCGTCATGGACTGGCAAGCGATCTCTAATAGCGAACCGCCGAAAGCCTTCTGCCGCAGCATTGCGCCGAATTTGCCACGGAAAAACGCCATTTCGCCCGTGTGCGTGATGTGGGCCGAGTAGTGCGGCACCGAGCGACCGGACGGCAGCAGCATCCAGATCGTTCCGCCTGCGTCCTTCTGAAACGCAGTCTTGCCGACGGGGAAGATGCGACCAGGCTGCTCATAAATTGCAAATTTGAAAGCGTCGCCAAGCGCGTACCACAGGTCCACAAGCAACGGGTTTGCCTGCCGGTACCCGTCAATGTCCGACCGCGCTTTGATCTCGCCCATGTTGTTGCCGGCGCGGCGCTGGTGCGCCATGTACGTTTTCCAGCCAAGTTGGTAATTGCCGCCCAGCGTCACGGATTTGTAACTCTGTCGCTCCTGGGGATGGGTTGCCTTGGTCGATCCCGGCGGGCACCGTCCCATGGCTATGGCGTTGTAAATGTACGGGTCTCCGCCTGATGCCAGAAGGTTCAAGCGCTCTTGGTCCCCGGCCATCCACAGCGCAATCCGGTACTCTGCCTGCGAGAGGTCGTCGTCGCAAATCATCCAGCCATCCGGCGCGACGATGCAGCCGCGCAGTGCGTCCGTCAGCGCGACGTTGCCGTACCGGAAGCCCATTTTGAGCCCGGCGATGACCTGTTCCGGATCGTACTGCCCGGACGGACGCGCAATGTTGAACATGTTGGCGCCTTCGGACGTGCCACGGCCCGATCGGGCGCCAAAGTATCGTGTGGCGTCCTTGTAGTAGCCGCCGACGTGGCGATCCAAGAGCGCCTGAGCTTTGAGTGGCGCGGAGCCGCCCTCCGTCTGCAGCAGTTCAAGGATCTCTCGTACGTCGGGGTGCAGGTCATCGTCAGCCAGTTTTTCAGCGACGATATGCTTTTGCGTACTTTCGAGGTTCGCACCCTTGGAGTTGCACCACTCAATGATGCGCTGCCGCTGCGACAGCTTCGTCACGGCGTTCTGCGTCAGCTCCATGAGCCGTACCGTGCTCTGCTGCTCAATTTCCTCACGGCGGAGCGCAATAGCCGTTGCCAACTGAATATCGATCGGCAGCCCAATTTCATTCTTGCGCCAAGTTCGTTCGAAGATCAGGCGTTCGTCGGCGGACAGCGGCGGCAGGCGCTCGTCCAGATCGATCAGGCAGCGCCGGTCTTCCTTGGCGTAGCGAACAAGCGTTGTATAGATGTCAAGGCTTTCGTTGAACGTGCCGTCGCGCTGCGGCTTGCAAGTCGCCATGACGGCGGCACGGCCCGCCTTGTCTTTGCCCTTGATGCCCAGCGCCGTGCAGACTTCGTCCAGTCCACCGGGCAGCGCCAGTGCCTGCGCGCGGCCCATGGTGCAGTCGATCTTGGACAGCGGCAGATCAAAAAAGGGGTTCTGACGCAGCAGAATATTGACGTCAAAATTTGCATGGTGCGCTACGAAACGGCGGCACTGTCGAATATCGTCGTACAGTTCCGTGATTGCATGGGTGCCCAGCCACGGATGCACGGGGCAGGCGCACTTATCGATGCCACGAAAACGCCACACCGCGACCGTGATCTGCGTGGAAAGGTCGACGGCATAGCGACGCGCACCGGCCTTTTTCAGGTCCGTACGGCTGCGCGTCTCCAGATCACAGGGAAGGTCGTCAGGGTGAAGCATCGCCCCCTCGAAAAATCGCCGGAGGCCCATTCGCGGCGCCTCCGGCAGTCAGGTCAACCGGCGCTGAGACCCGGTCGCCAATTGTTACCGCGGGCCGAAGGGGTTGGCCGGCGACGTGAAGCCGCCCGGACCCGCACTGCTAAAAGGGGGTGCAGATCCCGGCGCGGGGTTCGGTGCAAACGGCGTTGACGCAGGGCCGCCGGCTGGCGGGGCAAACCCACCCGCGTTCCCAGGGGTAAAACCCCCGCCCGGCGCCCCCTGGAAGCCCGCAACGTGCAGGCCCTGCTGCTGCGCCATCTTCATCAGCTCCGCGCCCGACACCGAATTGGCGAACACGATCTCTTCGCCAGGGCCGGAGAACACGACGGCATTCAGGTACAGCTTGACGCCGCGCGGGTCGTTCTGTTTCACGGCTGCAGTGACGCCGGCCATGCAGTAATCACCGGACTTGACGCCGGTCTTGTTCGTCAGCTTCGTGAGCGCGCCGCCGGCTTGCACGATCTCGACATTCGGCGGGTTGCCGGTCGAAGCCGAGAACAGCCAGTGACCTTTGGCGAAATCCGAAGACTTGCCGCCGGGGCTGGGCAGGTCGCCGTCGACGACAGGCCACGAGATAATGTGCGGGTTGGTTGCGTAGAGCTTGCCGCAGGCCTGCGCGATGCCGGCGAGCGCCGGTTCGGTGAACCACTGCGCCTGCGTCTTCTGGACGATGAACATGGCGAAGTAGTTCGGCTTGCCAGGTTTGCCCTGATACTCCGTGGACGGGTTCCAGAGGTGCCGCATATCCACGATGCGCGCGTTGAACACGGTTGCAGGTTCATACTGTCTGTTAGCCATGTTTCAGTCTTTCAGTTGGTCAATAGCCGGAGCCGCCGGCACGGTACGCAAGTGTACGCTAGAAAAACGGCGTAATCAACTCGTTAGGGTAAGTCTAAGTTCTTCTGGTTGCATGATGAACACAGCGGGCCACCCATGGTCGCCTTTTTGCGCTTTCCTGGCGGCCTCGTCCCCCACTTGCAATGAACGCCAGCGAGGGCCGCTTCAGTTTCAAGCGCGCGTATCCGTTGCGCTACCTCCGGAAACCAAGCCTCAATCTCGGAAAATTCTTCCTTCTTGGCGAAGGCTCCGCAAAGACACTCGCCTGACATGCACAGTTTTTCGGTCACGGGATTTCTAGGGATGGCATAACGCTCCATATATTCGGCTTTGTCATCATCATTCCAATACAAGATGGGTGCGATCCAGAGCTGCGCGCCCCTGCGAAAGATCGGCTCTACGTGACCCATCCTTCGCGAGCTTTCTGACAGTCGGACTCCGGTAACCAGTCCGATCCGATCGTACATGCGTTGCTTGTGATCCCGCACGAGAGCTTCAACGCAACGTTCTTTCAGGCGCGTATACATGAATAGATGGCCGCCGGGGCCTGGAAATCCATGCTTCAATACGATGTCGCGATATGCAACGGGCGCCCTATATTGCTTCATGCTCCACTGGAAAAGCTCGGCAACTCGGCGCCCGTGTTCCTGTGCTTCTGGTATTGCAATCGTGGTGTCGATTGTGACAGCGCGCGTGAACGCCCGGCATCTTGACGCGAGATGGGTTGAACACGCGCTGTCGTTTCCACTGCTATAGAGACCGAACATGTGAGTCATCTCATAGTCTTTGACGGCTCGCTCTAGGATCGACATCGACTGAAATATTTTGGCGTCCAAACTCATTTGTTTTCCTTAAGTGGTGTTTAACGTCAGTACGTAGCCTTGAGCTGCCCCTCTGGCTTGTGCGTAGCAACGGCTACGTACTGCTTTCCCGCCGGCCCGAGCTTTTCGAGCTGCGCCGGGGTCGGCGGTTTCAAAGCCTTGATGCCGTAGTGCTGCGCGGTGACTTCTGCCGCCTGGATGGCGTCATTATACGCGCGGAAACTGCGTTGCGGCTTGAGCGCGGTACCTTCGGCTGTACGCCCCATCTTGAGATGCGTCGTCAACGCTTCCTCGTACACTTCTTTGACGTCACCGAGCGCGCGAATGAGGCGTAGCAGTCGCACCAGTTCCTGCGTCGTCAGATCCTCAATGCGGCGCGTCATAGCGCCCATGACGAAGCCAGCATCCGTCGACATGGCGGGGCAGACCTGAAACGCCTTGCACCATCGGCACTGCGGCCCCGGCCTCGGCGCGCTGCGATCGGCGATGGCGCGCAGCACGCGCAGCTTGTGCGCTTCGATCTCGGAACGGTGGTGCACCCATTGTTTCCACGGGTCGTCGTCAAGGCCGTCTGGTTGGTAAATGACGAAGCGGAACCACTCCGCACGCGTCGCCGATAGCAGGCAAGCGGCGTACGTCATGAGCTGCAAATTGTGCTTCGCCGGTACGTCCCATTTGCCGAATTTGCCGTCAAGAATGGTGACGACCCAACTATTATTCAGCACGTCAATCGTACCGCCGCAATTGTCGGTTAGTCGTACGCGCACCTCGCGGCTGATTTCGTGATGCGCACCGTCCGTTTCAAGCTGCGCCAAGAATGCCTCAACCTCCGGAATGCCGCCGCGTTCCATGACGGCGTGCTTCGCCGTGCCGGCGTCGGCCGCTTCGATCGTGCTCGCTTTCTTTGGCGCGTCAGGCACGGCGTTGAGCGCGCTATAGCTGCACTCAATCCAAGTGGCCGTACTGGAGGCGTTAAAGACGTCGTGGCTCATAATACTCCCCTAACAATGCTCGTGCGTGTTCGTAGTCCTGCACCGACAGGTGAGAAATTCTGCTCCACGTATGTTTGAGCAGCTTGTTCAGGCGTACGGTTGCCTCTCGCGAGATGCGTTCGAACTCGTCACGCGGAGGCGGCCTGTTGAAATGATCAACCGCCAGACGAAATCCGTACGGTACTGCATCGTGATCGGTCATGCGAGATCCTTGAAATTGCTACCCCAAGGGAGCCCTACCACTCCCTTGGGGCCGTCGTTCTCTCAGGAGGCTGGTCCCGGATCGACGTTTCTCGTATTACATCGGCACGCCCATCAGCTTGGCGATCTCCGACAGCGCCGGTACGGTCAGCCTGGGCAGGAACACCGCCTTGATCTGGTCCATGGTCGCCTGCGCGGCGTCGGGGCCGCATTGGTTGCGGAACCACGTCAGCATGGCGTCGACAGGCTGCCCGGAGGCCGCGGCGGCGTCAGCCCGTGCGCCGATCTTCTGGACGAGTGCCAGGACTTCGGGCGCCGGCCCGGTAGCAACGGGAGCAGGGAACGCCGTGGCCGCGGGTGCGGCACCAGCCGCCGGGGGCGCAAACCCAGCCGGGTTGAAAGCGTTCGGCTGTGAGGTAGGGATGGCCATCGGCGCCGGAACGTTCACGGTCGCGTTGGTGACCTGCGGGGCGTCGTCGGCGTCATCGCCTTTCTTGCCGCCGCGCGTGCCTTTGAGCTGGGCGTAGAATGCCTTGACTTCGTCAATGCTGTCAAATTCGAGCTTCATTTTTGGTTCCCTTGTGAAAGACGCGAATGTATTACAACGGTTGTTGCGTCAGGTCAACCGTACAAAAGGGCTAATCGATTTTTATCAGTTCGCTTTGGTGGCAAATTTTCGGATTGTCGCTGCCGTCGTCCCATACAGTTTCCATCCAGCCGGGACGCGCCAGCAGCGTAAACACGACACCCTTGCCAGGACGTCCGCGCTTCATTATGCGATCGCCGACTTTTGTCGGGCTGTCTTTTGGGATTTTCGGGGCCTTCGTCATCGCTGATGCACCTGTCCGTTGACGTCATAAATTCCCGCCGCGATATAGCGACCATTCTGCGAGCGCTTCAGATACACGTGCGCGGGTTGCGGGAGGTCCTCGTACGGCCATATAGCGGTCGTGTACGTCGTTGTCAGCAACCATCCGCCAGCGTCGTTCTTGACTGGGGGCGACACTACCTGTTGCCAAGGGTTGCTTTCGATTATCTTTTTGATGCTGACGGCCTCGTGGCCACCGCCGCGCATCTTGAGATCCTTGCCGGCCTCCAGCGTAACCGTGTTGTCGAATTGGCAGAACGGGCAGATCGGGTGCAGGAACGCCGCGTAGGTTTCTTCGCACGCCGCGCATTGCTTGATATCGGCCTGCTGACGACCGCAATGCGGGCAGCGCATCCCGTGAAAATGAGGGTCAAAGCGCTCGCCGCATGCCTTGCACTTCGGCGCGGTGCGGTGAATTGTTTCGCACTTTGGACAGGTCTTGCCGTGTTCCCACGTCTCCCACTCGGATCGGCAACTTTCCACGTCGCAGGTCAGCATGCGACCAGGTGCAGCCACAACAGCGTCCAAGGCGCCATGACGCGCGATGTTGCCGCCGAAGTCCGACACGAGGCAGTTTGCGGCGTGCGGCGTGATGCGGGCGCCGCGGCCCAGCCCCTGGGCGTAGTAGACTGCGGACTTCGTTGCGCGGCAGAACGCCATGTAATCGACTTCCGGCACGTCAAAGCCAGTCGTGAACATGGCGCAGCTCACGAGGATATCGAACTGCCCAGCCTTGAACGCTTCTACGGCCTTGTCGCGCTTGCCTTCGATCGATTTGGAGTGGACGCCAACGGCGCGGGCGCCCAGCCGACGAAACTCCGCCTCCAGCTTGTCGACGTGTGCGATGTTGCAGCAGAACACCAGCACGCGGTTGCGACCAAACTTGCGCATCACGTCCAGCACGGTCTTGGCGTGGCTGGGCGCCAGCTTGATCGCCCGCGGTGCCTGTTCTTCCGGATCGAAATCGCCGGCTACGGTCGCGAGCCCGGCAACATCGATCGTTTCATCTTCGCCAGCGTCGACAGGAACGAGTGGCTTGACGTACCCATCGCGCAGCGCGTCAAGAAACGTATATCGGTAAGCCACAGGACCAAACGTTTTCGCAAGGTCGCCCGTGCCATCGGCGCGGAAAGGCGTTCCGGTGAGGCCGTGGACCTTGGCATGCGGAAGCCCTTCGAACAGCTTCCGGTACTGCGACGACTTGGCCGGAGGGACCATATGAACTTCGTCCACGAGAATAGCGACAACGTCTCTAAAGAGGTGGGATCGATTGATGATTGTTCCGATGGTTCCGACCGTGACGCGAGCGAAGGCGTTGACGCTGAGGGATGCGCTACAAATACCAGGGCGGCACCCAAGTTTTCTGGCGGCTTCGGCATTGTGTTTCACCAATTCTTTGTTGTGCGCAACAATCAGTACACGTCCGAAGTGGCTATAGTGCAACGCGAGCATGCCCAGCATGGCCGACTTGCCGCCAGCTACCGAAATCTCTGCGACCGAAAACCGCCCGTCGAAGTGAATTAGGGCTTGAACGCCTTCGGTCTGGTGGGGTCTAGGGACGAAGGTCATCTAGCACGCCTTGCGCGACTTCAATTCTGGCTTGGTCTTCAGGATCTACGAGCAGACTTTTCAAGGCGTCGCGAAGTGCATCGCGTTCGTTTTCGACAACCTCCAATTCTTCGTTCAAACTATCGATCTCGGTTTGCTTGTCACCGTTTGCGCGCAGGTCGTCCACGCAGTCAATGAACGACGTAGGCATGCCCCAGTCAATTGCGCGATAGCGAAGCCAGTCAAGAAAGTCTTCGCGTGTCGTGCGGGCGTGCAGCGGGATCTTGACCCAAGGGAACATCATAGTACGAACATCCACATGATGAAGGTCCAGAGGCCCGCGATTGCACAGCCGGCGAGGAAATCGAGCAGCGCGCCGTTTTCGATCTCGATAGGTAACGGCGCCGCCGGGGTCTGCAGGTGCGCCGTGGCGCGGTGGGTGGCGATGATGCGGTGACGGGTGCGGGTCATAACCGTTTTTCCAGCTTCACGATGTTGTACGCCAGATTGGTGAGCGCGAACCCTAAAACCCAAGGCAGCACGCCATAGCGGTCTGCAATCGCAAACACCAATCCGGCCACGAACGCTGCAATCAGCTTGACGACAAACTTCATGTCCTCACCCGATCACGGCGTACGAATACAGCGCGGTCACGGAGTACCAGCGAAACTCGACGCCGTTGTGCTCGGTTTCGAACATGACGCGAGCGCGGGTGCCGACGAACTCGCAAATCAGGCCGGTATCGTTGCGGCTGTTGCGGATAACTTGGAGGGGTGCGAAATGGAACATTGTTGCTCTCCAGCGGTTGACACTGGCTTTGTATGACACGTACGGAAGAAAAGCCAGTAACGAATTGTTTCAATGCAACGCATCGATCATGAAGAACACGCCAAAGTCGTCCTGCATCACGCCGCCGCGCTCCAGCGAAAACCACTCGTCGAAGCCTGGATAGCCGAGATACAGCCGGCGCGACGGCGCCCCTTCACTGTTGACCACTGCCAGGTTCGGCGCGTCCTGCGGCTTCAGATGTTGGATGATGAAACCGCACGCCGCGATCCCGCGCGGCGACAGCTTCGACGTCCTGTTGATGTTTTCCATCTCGGCCACGACTTCGTGGTGCAGCTCCGGGTAGCGCGAAATCGCCGTCATTGACCAGTATTTCATGGCTCAATCCTTAAGTATCCAGACGTTTCCACCGTTGCAAGAAGCGTAGATAGCCGGATCTGGCTGTCGATAAATGCCATCTTCGATCTGCTCTCGTGTGATGACGCGCGGGCGACCCGGGTAGCGGATGTCAACAGGTTTGTACGGCGGATCATTCTTGATCGGTTTTGCGTCCCTGTCGATCATGTCTGCAGCTCTAGTCCCAGTTCTCGCGCCGTCGTCCACGTCTGCGCGATAATCTCTTGTACGGTCATCGTTGGGCGACCCGGCTGCGGCATGCCGATATCCTGAAACTCCAGCATCGTGCCATCCGTGAATCTGCATTCGTTGCGCGGGATGACCTGCCCCCGCGGCGTGTTGACCAACATGCGCAGCTCCGGCCGGTTCGAATGCACCATGACGCCCGTGTGCGTGACCATATAGGCCACATCGCGCTGCAGGAGCGCAACCGTTTCCTCCGTACGTACGGGTTCCCACGGCATGCGGTGCGTGATCAGGTCAGATGTCACGGCTAAAGTTTTCCAACTGCTCCTGTAACAACGCTACAAGTAACATATGGCGCCATTTTACGAGCCAACCTGTACGCCACCTCATGTAGGTGTACAGGTTAAGTTTTTCTTCCGTTTCGTCGATTTTTTCCCGAAGCATTATTTCAAACATCGTCACTCCCATGGCCAAGTCCTCCTAATCATGATGCTGTCGAAGTCGTAGACCACGGGAAAATCGTGTCCGTCCCATTTGACGATGATAGTGGCGAATTGCTCGTCCACGGAAACGACGATGCCGGGACAGCCGTCGATCGCGCCGGCAACGCGTTGTGAGACGCGCCAAAGCGGCACCTGATCCCGTCGCTCTGGATCTTCCCACATACGCAGATCCCTGTTTCGTCGTAGTTCATCGGAATAGCCACACCAGCGCCAGTACGCCGAGCAAAACCGTCGACAGGACAAACCCGCTGAACAACAGGAACGCCAGCGCTTCGGCTTTCTCGGACTTGTGCGGGGTCACGCGTCGGGCACCATCGCAGTCACGGCGGCGTGCGTCAGCGTAGCCAAGGCCGCGTCTGACGTGGTCGGAAACTCGCCTCGAAGTTCACTAAAGATTGCGATCACCAGCAAAACAGAACTCGCACCTTGCGGCGTGAGCGGTCCGTTCTTGAGCTTCTCAAAAAGCTCACGTACTTCGTTTTCAGTCATTGCCACGGCATTTTTCCCTCTGCTGCAAAAGCCCAAGGCATAATCAATACCTGGGGCGTCATGCCGACCGGCGAGTATACGGCCAGGAACGGCGCACCCGACATCGTACGGAGGTAGCCGGAGTTTAGCAAGCTCTGAAAGCCGTCTTTTTCGAACATTTTTTGCGCGGCTTCCTTGCTGACGACGTGGCTCGGAACTTCGCCCCGTACGTGCGCACCAACGTCGGACGCCACCGTGTCGAACTTGACAATACTGCCGGCGCGCAAAGCGTCCATGCCGCCGTTGACTGCCCCAGGCAGCATCGCAGCCAGCTTCATCGCGGCGTTTTGTTCACGTTGTTGTGGCGTCTGGTGCATCTCGCGCTTGAATACGTTCACGGTCGTTGTGCGCCCCTTGCTGTCCTGTCCGTAGTTCTCACTGACGACCCTGCCAACGTAACTCCGGGCCTTCGGAGCGCCGCGACACTTGCCGCAGTCCAGTGAGATCCGATCGTCCTTGCCCTGCGTCACGCGATAGACGAACCCGGCATTGCCTGACTTGGCGCCGTTGCCCTTCTGCCAGGCATCTTCGTTTCCGAGTGGCAGGTGGTCCGTGACGATCTCCGCGGCGCCCGTGCGGCGCGCAACGTTCTTCAGGATGAACATGGCGCGCAGAACGCTTTCGGTGTCATTGTCGGCGAAGCACAGTCCAGAAGCGCCCCACGTATCGACCACGATCAGGTCTACGCGCTTGCCCATGGCCGCCATGGCTCCGACCTGGGCGATCGCCTGCTGCTCGAATGCGCGGGGCTCCGCAACGCCGCGTATGAGGTGAAAACGGGCGGCAAGATCCCGGGCGTTCGGTTCCTGCCTGAGCAAGTGCCTTACGCGTCGTTCTGTGCCGTAATCGTCTTCAGCGGCAATCCAAAGGACATGACCGTCTGCGCTCTCGACATCGGCATCGAGCCACGGAGCACCCCGGAGAAAATGAACCGCCAGGTCCGTAACGACAGTGGACTTGCCGGCGCCGCTGTGCCCCGTGAAAAAGTGCACCTCAGAACGCAAAATTCGTTGATATAGTAGCCAAGGAAGTTCTGCACCGTCGTCCTCCAGCGAAATTTCGAAGCCCGTACGCATGGCCGCGACGGGCAGGTTCTGCGCGTCGTGCAGACCGTTGATGACCGTGCGCCGCGCCATGATCGCCTGCATGATCAGGTTGCCGCGCAGGACCGGCAGTTCATCATGGCGCGATATCTCCTCGCCCAGCGTGCGGCCACCTAGCCCTTCGTCAAGACCGTGGCCGGCTTCCGTGATCGCCGCTTCGATCTCTTCGCGCGTGCACATGCCGTGCATCGCGGCGAACTTCAGAATGCCGACAATCGAGAATATTGTGGAGCCGCGTCCCTCGGTGCGTCCGGTCAGCTCTTGCTTGAGCAGTCCGATGTATCGCATGGCGGCGTTGCGGCCGGCGTCCCACTCGTCCTGGGTTTGCGGAGTGGCTTCGCGCAGTTCGTCGGCGGTGGCAGTCTCGTGGTCGGCGGAAAAGCGAAGGGACGTCCCTGCGCGGCTAGGTACTTCTGCAAGAACTCTTTGAAGGTCGGCTGTGGTAAGTCGTGGCCACTCTGCATCCCAGTTTTCCCAGACATAATCCTGTCCTGTGTCTTTGTGCGGGCCGAAGGCAACGAACTGGCCGCCCATCAATTGCAGCTTGTCGCCATCTGGAAACGTGAACGTGCGGCCTTGTACCGGCGCGTCTGTCAGATAGAACGGAATGAGAAAACGAGGTTTTCGTCCCCATCGCACAGCAATACCGGCCCCAAGAGCATCGCGAAAGGCGCCCAGAAGTCGCCTTGACGTATCTGGCGAGGAGCAATCAACGTCGAAAGCTGTAAGTCCACCATCACCACAGCGCAGTCCAATACTGCCGGCTCCTGGGTGGGGTACTGGTGATGTCCAGACATTCCAACCATCTCCTATTGGCGCTTTTGAGTTCCGCGCGATCGACAGCGGGAACAGCCCCCGCGCGATTGCTTGATCCCAGAATTGTTGTGTGGTAGTCGGGAATGCCACTGGCGCTCCAACGCTAGTGATGAAGTTTGCCCCCGGACAGTTGGTCGCTGTGCCGGGGGTTTTCTTTTACGTCCGCGCGGAACGATTTGGCAAGCTACTAAATCCGGTATTTTGTACCGGGTCGCAGCCTACGGACTGCGCCAGTGATATCAGCAGGTCGCGAAATTCCGGCGGCGTTCCGATCCTTACGGCACTGTCGCGGCCTCCACCACGTGCGGCAACTTCGCCCAGCCGTTTTGCGCGCTTTAGCCCCCAACGCGCGACCAAGGCAGGATCTGGCATCCAGGAACTACTTGCCCATCGTAATTCTGGTCGTGCGGTCCTGCAGACGTACAGCAGTGTCGGCTTGCGTGCGTAGTGTCCGTATTGTCCTTGTTCGACGCAACACGTCCAGCCGCCGTACTCGTCAGCTTCGACCCACCCGCCCGCGCGTGGCGGCACCGTCAACTTGAAATGCGGCCAAGCATGACTGCCCCACGGGTGTTCTGCCACGCCGCCCCATTGACGTACGGAGGCCAGTGCCGCGGCGAAACACCCGCCATCGTCGCCTTTCTTTTTGCGCTCTCCTGTACGCTTGATGTGCAGTGGTTGCCCAGCCCAGAATTTGCCCCAGCGCTGGCAAGGTGGATGCGCCACGACAGGCCACGGGCCGTCGTACAGCCGCGCATCGCGCGCTTCGTCCCAGCAATCGACGGCCCACGGCTGCCCGTAGTAGCAGCCGCCGGTTTCGACGTAGAGAGCCGCGATCATGCGATTTTCACCAGCCGATCAATCCGTGCTTCGTTCTCCCTGTCCAGCAGGTCCGACGCCGCGGCAACGACGGTGGCGCCCCAGCCGGTCATGCAATCGAGATCGTAGTCGCCGAACCACGCGGTGAAATAGCCGTCCGGCTGGCGGTCTGAGACCGTGATAGTGAGGGTGTCGAGTTGGATGGTGGTCATGTTCTGCTCTCCAGCGGTTGATGCAGCTTACGGGCGGACGCGCAGCGAGCGGCGTGGTTCGCGTGGAAATGCACCCGAACAGCAAGCATTAACGGCGCCATGGAATGCAGCCGCGCAACCTAGCGACGTGCCGTCTGATCTTCGGATCTGAAACCAGCCGTCTTTATCTTGGATGACTGAGTACTTTTTACCGTTAAACTCAAGTTCGGTCATATTTTGCTCTCCAGCGTTTCGGCGAACATCGCCGTGTGATGCATCCTTTGTATGACACGTCCGTACACCTGTCAACGGTTATTTTCAACTCCAGGGCATTTTCTTTTTGGCGATCTCCTCTGCAAGCGCCTTGTGCGGGTCGAAACCGTTCGCCTGCTGCGCGGCCATGGCGGCCGGCAGCTCGAACTGCGCCAGTCGTTTCCTGAGCGTCGCAAGCTCTGCATTGGCCGCTTGCAGCATCTTGAACAGATCGCTGCTCTTGATCGCTTCCAGCTCGCGCACGAGCTTGCCGCGTTCCACCATGCCGTTCACGTTGGCTTCCCACGCTTCGTCGCGCTCGCGCGTCACTTCGGCAAGCTCGGTACGCAGTTCTTCTAGCTTCGTGTTGTCGACCACGGTAACCGCCGTAACGCTCTCTGCTTCGACTGTGGCTCGCACCGCGGCTTTGGATATCCTGGGCCGGCTGGTGCCGCCGTGTGCTTTGCTGCTCTCCCTACAGTCAATACAGCGCTGCAAAAGCAGGCCGTGATTTTTCGCGGTGCCGTTCAAAGCTGCTCGGGTAACGTCGATCGTCATTTCACCGCCGCACTGAGCGCATGGTTTCGTCAGCCGGTAGAGGTGGACAAAAGATCCGCGCCACCATTTGGTGATCGCTTTACCTCCACTCCAGCCGTGCGAAATGGTATCCGTGTAGTCTGCATGCGACATTTCCATACCTCTTGGATTGCGTGGAGGATGTTGTAGAAAACAGGTACACGGATTTGTGGAGGATGTAAACCACAAGTTCCACATAGATTTTGTAGAAAAGTTGTGGAAAACGTGCAGAGGATGCTGTAGAAAATCCGCCTCTATTAATCAATCAGCCCCTACCGAAGGGGTTTAGGGGTCGGGGGTGACGAAGTACTAGAACCCCCTCCAGCAGGGAGAGGGGAACGTGGTACACTGAATGCGAAGACAACGGTAACTAAAAGTAACCAAGGCACGCAACGGATACTTAGGAACCAAAATGAACCTGGTAACCAGACGGCTACCGCAGATCGCAGTCGAGACGGCCAACCGGCATGCCGACCGGATACGGCCATTCGTACGGCTATCAAGCGGGGTGCTTACGACGGCATGCAGACAGGCCGGGCTCCCGCTCGACATGGCGGAGCTGTGTGGCGGACTGCTTGCAAGCGTAGTCGACGACCTGGTGACGGTTAGCCGGCTTGATCGCACGGACTTCGAACGTGCAAAGCGGATGGAACGCGTTCTGGCGTGCACTGAGGAGCCGGCCGTGTCGGCCCTGCGGTGCGCCATGGCTGCCTCGCCGATCAATGGACGGGCTTGTGCGCGTCACTGGGACGCTATTTGCGACAAGGGCGAAGTCGGCAAGCTGGCGTGGCTGCTCGGCATGGACACGGACAGCGCGTACAAATATTCGAAGAAAGTTGAAAAGAGGGCTTGACGGCTGTATGACAGTCGTGTACGGTTACAGTTGCGAAGGTGAGCCAAAGGTTGTTAGTCAACTGGAGGGGATCATGAAACCGGCCGGGGTGACAAAAGCCCCGGCACTTCGCGCAAACGCTGGAGAGCACAGATGAGAATCGAAAAATTGGATGCTTGGCGTACAAGCGATGGTGTCGTCCATGCTTCGCTGGAACTGGCAAACAAGCACGTGCAGTTTCAAGCATTGGTTAAGAAGTTGAGCAAGGATCTGGATCTGCGCGACGTCAATGTCGACGCGGAAGAGGTTATTCGGTGGGTCAACATCAATAAAATTGCGATACTGGAGTTGCTGGCTTGACAGCCCCCTAACTTTGTCATACATCTACCGTACACAAACGCTGGAGAGCACAAATGAACACCAACATCCCCGCCCTCGCTTCCGTCTACGCCGACCTGCAGGACGTCCTGTCCAAGCTGCAGGCGATCAGCGCCGACGATATCGAAAGCGCCAACCTCGTGCCCATGGCCAAGGCCGTGCAGGCGATCGGCGCCTACGCTGCGGCAATCGACGCGCAGATCCAGGCCCGCGCGATCGGCAACGGCGAGCTGATCCCGGGCGTTCTGGTCAAGGCCGCCGTCACGCATCGCAAATGGCACGATGAAGAAACCGCCGCGTCGCTCGCGCAAGAGCAGTTCGGCGACAAGGCGTTTTCGCGCAAGCTGCTGTCGCCGGCCGGTATCGAAAAGTTGGGCGCCGAAGGCAAGGCGCTGGTCGCCGTGGCGAGCTACAAGCCGGAAGGTGGAAAGGTCGTGGCGTACTGACATGTGGGCGATTGTCTATATTCACGATGAAGCACCGCGCGGCTGGTACCTCGTGGACTGGAGCCGGCTTGCGAAAGGTTTCCCTTCTGTGTTGAGCGGGCCGCATGACAGTCCGGAGGACGCCGCTAAGGCAGCCGAAACGCGTTCGTATCGGTTGGCGCAGGGGTGGGCACCATGACCCGGTGGCAGGAAATAAAAATGTGCCTGCGATGGGGCGTTGGGTACTATCTTTTCGCGCGGGCGATCCAGCTCATGGAGCGCGAAGCCTCCACAAAGTTGGCGGCAGCGTTCATGGACGCAGCGCTTGAGATTGAGAAGTTTCAAAAGCAAGTAGCCGGAGCGCGTTGATGGGCCTTCACGTATCAGCGGACGACCTGCGTAACGCGCCTGTCTCAATCGGGAGAACTGAAGTGGTCTGTGCATCAATCGAGGAAGAAATCCGCCGCAACCTGCGTTTCCTGCGCGACAAGCTGGAAGCGGATCTGTACGCGGAGCGCAAGTCACGCGGCAGCGCCGGCACGGCCATGCTGCTGTCCATTTCGATTTTCTAGGAAGGCGGCCCAATGGCCTACGAAAGTGAGCGTGATCGCGAACTGAACGAGCAAGCGGCGCGTGATCGCGACATTCGCGAGAAGATCGGCCGGCTGCGTACGCGATTGCAGGGGCCGCGGCCCGATCTGGGCGGTGTGCTGAAAGGCATCCTCGATTTGCTGGCGGACGAACTGTGACGTGGGTGTACGCCCTCGGTATCTGGTTTGCGCTGCAGGTGCCGGCAGGCGTGCTGGTTGGGCAGTGGTTGCGAAAACGACGGAGGGCTGAACGATGAACCTGCGAGATGCAGAGCGGCGAGTTGAGGAGGCGCGTCGACGTTGCGAAGACGCGGACAGCGATCTGAAGGTATTCGGTGTCCTATGTCTTGCGGTCCCGGTTTTTCTCGTGCTGATCGCATTTGTAAAAGCATGGGTGCCGTCATGAACCTGCAACAATTCGCCGCGCTGAAACCCGGCGACGAGATCGACAACGACATGTCGCACAGCCACGGCAAGATCACTGAAGCGGCGCCACGCGGCGTGCATGTCGCTTGGGGCGGCAACACCATCGTGACGTTTTTCTACCCGGTGACGTCCATGGCGTGGGTGCACTGGAGCAAGGCGGAATGAAATACCGCCGTGCATTGCGAGTAGTTGGCGAGATTTTCGATCTCGTGCTAGATGACGACGTAGGGTACTTTGTCGTGCTAGTGGCTGCTTTTCTGTTGGGCTTCGCTGTCGCTTGGGTAGCCGTATGAAATACGTCGATCTTCTGCTGTTCGTTGCAATTCTGGCGGTGCTCGTGATTGCGGGCATCGCCGCGACGCCGCGCTACGAAGATCCGAATTTTATCGAGATGCTGCCAGGAAAGGATGCGCGATGACAGCGTGGACGACATGTCCGGATTGCGGCGTGGGGCCGATCGGCGACCACAAGAAGGACTGTACGCGCGCCGGCTGGAACCAGACTTACCGGCCGAAGCCCAAACCGCGTGTGCGGGTCAAGGCGCCGACGCGCATGTTCAATTCCAGCGTGCCCGATGACGCGCAGCCAGGCGATCTGGTCGTCGGCAATCGCGGCGCTGCTGCGCATGTCGTGCAGCCTCCCAGTCAGTTCGGCGGGCTGGCTCGCGTGCTGTGCTTAGAGTACGCCGGCAATTACTACCACGGGGTGGTGAAGCCACTACCAGGCCGCCGGGTGTACGACCGAAGTTGACACCGTCCGCTGACCCGCGTATGACAGCGGCATGACGACCTTCTACGATACCATCCGCAATGCGAAGGCGTTCCGATCGGATGCGCTGTGCAAGGATCTGGCATTGCTGGAGCCAGGCACGCGCGCCGCGGTGCTGGCGCTGGTCGACGACGCCAAGCGCGCCGGCCACGACGTCCGCGTGCTGGAGACCTATCGCTCGCAGACGCGGCAAAGCGCGCTGTTCACGCGTCATGCGACACAACTCCGCACGGTGGGCTGCCACGGTTACGGCGTTGCGGCCGACCTTGGCGTTTTCGTCAATGGCAGGTACGCGGAGGCGAACGGGCCGTACGTGTTCTTGCGAGCGCTGGCGCGGCAACACGGGCTGATCTCCGGTCAGGACTGGGGGCACGCCCGGGAAGGCAGTTTTGCTGACAGCGGCCACGTGCAGCGTATTCCGGTGTGGCGCCAGAACGCGCTGTTCGGCGGTTCGTGGTACCCGCCGGAGAACTACGACCCCTATGCGGACAGTCACGCGAACGGGCATTTGGACGTTGTGAGGGCGATATGACTACTCAAAGGAGAACAGCGCCAATGCAACTTAACGTTCCGCCGGACGTCTGGCAGGCGATACAGGAGATGAAGCGGATCGAAATGGAGTTTTCAATAAACATCGGGGTGCTGTTGACTGATGTTGCGAAAGCAGGTTTGGGCGATCTGTCTTCACGTGCGGATGACGCACTTCAACAGCTCCGTCGTTTGGAGCAGCTACGCGGTGCGGGCGAGAAACCATCGTGACAGTTCTGCCCCGAACGTGATAGCGTCGGTCCAAACCGGAGCGGTAACCCATGGCCGAAGGCGACACGTTTGGAAGCGGGCTTGATCCGAGCGCTGCGAGCTTTGGCCAGGGGCCGAGCCCGATGATGGGCGGCGACGCCGGCCCCGATGCGCCGTCAGGTGCCAGCGGTCCCGGGCCTTCACAGCCGAGCATGTTCGGCTCCGGCTTTGGCCAGCCGCGCTATACCGCACCGGACCCGCAAGCGACGGCGCTGGACCAGTCTGCCGACTTGCTGCAGCAGCGCATTCAGCGTGCGGGCGCCGTCGCGACCAACCCGATCGCGCAGTTTTTCAATCCCGAAGGCGTGCAGAAGGCGCGCGACTTCGTGCCGGCGGCAACCGAGATGCTGCAGAAGATCCGGCAGCAGCGTGCGGCCATCCAGGCCGGGCACCAGCAGGCCGAAACGCTGGGGCTTGCGCCGGGCGAGGTGCCGGACGAAGCAACGCAGGCCGATCGCGTCGAAGTGGCGAAAAACCGCGCGCTCAAGGGCGATCTGAAGGCGTTCAAAGGCCTGATGGCCGTCGACCCGAAGGCAGCCGAGAGCATTCAGGACCAGGTGCACGAGACGGTTGCCAGCCACCTGACGAATGCGCAGTTCGCCTTTGACAGCCTCGCCGGCATGACCAACCAGGGCCAGTACGACGCCAAATTGCGCGAGTTGCGGCAGAAGGGGACGCTGAGCGATCTGGAGGCAATTGGGCTCAAGGTGCCGCCGACGTTCGACGCGTTCGGCGCCGTCAAGGCGCGCGAAGGCCAGGCGCTGCGCGAAGCCCGGATCGGGATCGACAGCATCCGGCAGAAGCTAGAGGACCGCAATACCTACCAGCCCATGGAGAAAAAAGAGGCCGAGACGTACAATGGTCGCATGACGACGGTGTACGGCGACCAGATCACAAACGGGACTTGGGGGCGCAACGCCGCCGCGGGCACGCGCGGGCTGATCGTCAACGGCGCGTCGGACCCGCGCGACCTGGGCAAGTCGTTCACACTGGCAACGCCGGAACAGCGCAAGGCTGTGGAGGAAGAGAGCGACAAGACCGTTCCAAAAGAGGAGCGGGAGAAGTATCGCGCGTTCAACCGCACGTATCAGCTCGCGACGACGGACGCCAAGGGCAATCCAGTTCCGCCGGAAGAGTTGAACACCAACCCGAACGTGCAGCAGGGCGTGGCCGAAGGGCTCGCGAGCATGTTGCGCGGGGGCTCCGGCGGCGCGAACATTGGTCTGTTGAAGATCGAAACCAGTAAGCGCGGCTTCATTCAGGGCTTGATTGACAAGGTCAACACCGAAAAGGCCGCGGTCATCAACGAACTGAAAGGCAAGGATGTTAGCCCGTACCTGTCCAGACTGACACAAAAAGAAATGCGCGACGTTATGGACGTGCTGAAACAGTACAACGATGCATCGATTACCGATCGCGTATCGAAGATTGCCGAGCGCGCGGGTGCGCTGGGGCTGGACGCTGCGTCGATCGGCTATGGTGACAAGGAAACCGCGGGCGCGATCAACGACGCTATCGAGCGCGGCCGGCAGGCGCAGATCGCGCGCATGATGCCCTATCACCAGGCAATCGGGGGCGGCGACGGCGTGTTCCAGATTGGCGCCCAGCGCCCCGGCGCCGGCGCGACCAATGCACCCCCGGGTACCGCGCCGACGACGCAGCTTCCGGGCGCGCAGCCGCTCGCGACGCCCGTGCAGCAGTCCAGAACTTCGCCGGCTCCCTCAGCCCCCAGCCCCGGCGGAGGCGCTCCGCCCTCATCACCGAACCAATCGGGCACGCCCCCAGCGCCGGGCGGTTCCGGTCCTGCAGCGCCGGTCACGGTCGCCGGGCAGCAGGTGACGCCAAACCCACCCCCGGGGGTGTCGCCGAACTTCGTTCCGAACATGCAGCGGATCGAGAGCGGGAACGAAAAAGACCCGTGGACGGCGACAACGAAGGGCTCCAGCGCCTCCGGTGCGTTCCAGATGATCGACAGCACCTGGGCGGCGAACAAGCCCCCGGGTGCGCCGGCACGCGCGAAGGACGCCACACCAGCGCAGCAGGTTGCAGCCAACGACAAGTTCATGGCGGCGAACGCAACGGCGTTGCAGGGCGCAGGTCTTCCGGTCAACGACAGTACCATGTACGTTGCGCACAATCTCGGTGCCGGCGGAGCGGCTGCGCTGCTGCGCGCCGCGCCGAATGCGGACGCGCGTTCGTTGGTCGGCGAGAAAGCGGCGCGCAACAATCCGCTGTTCTTCCGTGGCAAGCCGACGGTTGCCACGGTGCTGGCGCGATACGAAGCGCAAATGAACGGCAGCCTCGCACCTGCTGCGGGCGGCACCCAGGAAGCGAAGGCAGAGCAGCCCAAGGGCTTCATGGATCGGGTGCGCGCCGTGTTGAACGCAGGCGCTGCTCCGGAGGGCAGCCCGAACCCGTCCGACGCCAGCCTGTCACCGGAGGAACGCGCCGCGGCGACGCAGGCCGCTGCCGGCGCTGCTCCGGCTGCGTTGAGCACGGTTGGCGCGGTCGCGGGCGGTGCGGCTGCAGGTCCGCCGGGCGCCGTTGCCGGCGGTGCCGCGGGCGGCGGCGCGGGCCAGATGCTGAAGGATTACCTGCGCGGCAATGCGCAGAGTGCGGGCGAGATCGCCAAACAGACCGCGCTAGGCGGTGTGCTCGGTGTTGCGCCAGCCGGTCGACCGTTCGTCGGTGCTGCGGCCCGTGCGGCAGGTGTCGGTGGCGTGGAAGCCGGCGCGAAGGCGGCGGAGGGCGGCGACGCCGCCGATATCGCGGAAGCGGGCGCTGGCGGTCTGGCGGCTGCGGCCGGCGGCGAGGCGTTCGGCCGCGCTTTGGGCATGGTCGGTCACAAGGTCTTCAGCATGTTCTCGCCGAATGCGCAGAAGGCCGTGCAGGAGGCCGCGGCGAAGTTCTCGCAGGCTGAGGAGACGCTTGCCAAGGAAACGCCGAAGCTGCCGGGCGTCGGAGGCGCGGCCGGCGGGCCGAACCCGAAATACGTCGCGGCTGAGCGCGCGAAGGCGGAAGCCGAAACGGTGCTGAAGGACGCGGGTCTGAAGCCGGAGGAAGCTGCGTACGCGCACAAGGTCAGCGACACGAGCAAGGGCGACGCGTTGCCCGGTAAGCAGGAAGCGCAGGCGGCGAAGCCCGGCGAACTCGAAAAGCAGCGCTTGGGCGAGGAATACAAGGGCCTTGAGCAAGAGGTAAAGGAGTACGACATTTGGGGGCGCCTGAAGCCGCCGGGCGCGTCGCCGAAGCTCACGGACGGCCCGATCGCGGCTGTCGAGAGCAAGGCGGTATCGGCGAAGCATGCCGAACTGGCGCAGCGTACGGAAATGGCGATCACGGCGCCAGCCAAGAGCTGGCAAGAAAAGTGGGTGCAGCTCAAGGATGCGCGCTCCGCGCTGCTGGAGGCCGAGCGCGACGCGTTGACGAGCACCGCACCAGGTCGCACGCAGACAGCGAAAGACATGCGCAAGCTGGCGGACACCGTGCGCGTACAGCAGGAGAAGGCCGCCAAGTACGTCTTCGGCGAAAAGGACGGCGAAGCGTTCATGGGGCGCCTGAAGGTGCTCGATACGCGTTATCGCAATCTGATGGAAGCGACGAACGGCGGGGATCTCGCCGGGGCCGCGCGCATGACGGGCGAAGCCGGGCGCGAGGCAGATCGCAAGTTCCGTGCATTCGCGCACGATGACCCGACCGCGCTTGCGGCGTGGGCTGCGATGCGCGCGACCAAGAGCAACGTTGAAAAGGATGTGCGCACGCTGGTCGGTGCCGAAAAAATACCCTACCTGGGCAAGGTCATAAGCGTGGCGAAGATGCTGGGCAGCTTCCGCGAGTGGATGCAGGAGCGCACCGCAGGCAGCCCGGCGAAGTTCGAAGACTTCGTGAAGCTGTACGACGACAGCGGCCGGCGCATTCGCGATTTAACAGGAACGGCGGGCGCACGCGCGGCAACGATGGGGCAGTGACATGGGCCGTCCTAAAGGATCAAAGAACGCGCAAACTGAAGCAAAGCGCGAAGCTGTCTTGGAGCGTGAGCGCGCAAGACAGCGAAGGTACCAGAAAAATCGCTATCAGCGACGCAAGGTGAAACATGACGCAGCACCAGGGACTGATTGATCGGTTGACGGAACAGGTCGGCGGCAATCGTGAGATGGCGTTGCAGATACTGCGCAACCGCGGGCATGTCGAGCAGGACAGCGAGCGCCTGACCGCCGAGGGCCTGCACCGCGAGATGTTGGGGCCGGCGGGGCGCGCAATCGATCGCGCGGCGCAGGCGAGCGGGCGTCTGGCGCGCGACTATCAGTACGACCCGCGTACGAACCGGGCAACTTTGAAAAGGAAGTGAGAGCAATGCATCCGAGCACCTACGAGTATCTGAAACCGACTGACGAGCAGATTGCCGCTATGGCAAAAGTTCGCGCGGCAGCCAAGGCGTACAGCGACGTGATTGACCAAGTCGTACCTGACGGTCCCGACAAGACTTACATGTTACGCGCTCACCGCTCCAATGCCATGTGGGCGAACGTCGCGATTACGCGACTGCCGGACGGCACACCTAGACAGTAAGGTCAATGTTCCCGTGGTTTCAGCAGCCAAAGCAGCCTCAGACGCCACGGGAACAGTTGCTCGCATGGCTGGCAGAAGGCGTGCCGCCCGAGGACGCGTGCGAAGCGCTCGCGCTGAGCTGGGAGCAAGAACGGCACCAGGCCGACGTCATTCAGGCCGCGGCGCGCGGGCGTGTGGAGCTGTTCATCCGCGCCAAGGACAGCGGCGTGACGGGCATCATTCGGGCGGCGATGCGGGTTGAGAGCAAGAGCTGGCAGCCCAAGGCGGAACCCAATTCGGGTCTTTCGCTGGAGGACTACTTGCGGGACTGAGCCACGCTGCCATGCCGTCGTGAAATTCTTTGGTAGCCATCCACGACGCGCGGTTGTTCGCGTCGCGGCGCAGCCAGTCAGGGATATCGAGCGGGTGTGCGGTCATGGCTCATCACGCCGAGTTTTGTAATTGTAGACTGTCCAGCAAATTACGCAGCAGCACATGAACATCCAAAATGGAAAATAGTCGCTCATTCCGGCACCTCTTTTTTCAGCCACGCGTCCAGCGACGATGACAGTGTGATTTTCGTTTTTTCGTCCGCGCTGCGCTTGTCCTGCAGCTCGCGGTACTGCCGTTCCTTGATCCTCTTGTCCGCGAGCACGGCGTCTTCAAGTGTGACGGCGTCGCGGTAGCCTGCAGACGTGTTCTGCGAATGCGGGCCGTTCTGGCGGAAGCGCGGGCGGCTCATTTCGGCGGCCCTCCGCTTCCTTGGGTGTACCACAGCATGCCGCGCACTAGAGAGATGACCGGATCGAACACGCCGCCGCGCCATGCGAGGAACAGCGCCAGAACAGCGAGTACCACGAGAATATTCAGCAAGATGCTGAGCGGGCTGCGGTAGCTCATCGGTCCAGATCCTCTATTCGAAAACGGCTGCCGAGAACACGCAGGAGCGCCCCCTTCGGCATCCCTCCAGCTACCAATTCGTCCAAGAGGCGACCGACAACGTCCGCCAGAGCACTTACGCTGTCTTGCTCTCCTGTGTCGTCGGTTATCGCGAGTGAACGTACGGCGCTTACGCAATTGTCATGCGCAATATCGCCGCGCCAGTATTCTTCAATGATCTTCATCGGCTGCGCTCCATGTGAACGACCTGCGGTCGTGATTGTTCGGTCGATTGCCGATGGATGTCAACCACGGCGACGTATGCAATCAGCAGCACGAACAGGGCGCCAACGCTGAGCAGCCCGCCGACGAAGATGCGCGCCACGCGTTCGCCGAATGCGAAGGCCACGAGCCCGACAAGTACGGCGGTTCCGACAAGGAAGTGCATGGGGTGCCTTTATTGTGATGTCAACGCTGCTTTGGTACTGGGTGGTTAGCTCCATCGCCGATGCACTGGTTGGCCGCTTTGCGTGGTTTCGACGGGTTCACTTTGGCCCAATCAAACCCTTCAATAGATTCGTCTGCTGCGAGGCAGTTGCCGGCATGCGTTTCTATGGCATCGTCGCAGGCCAGTTCGCAGCATTCCTCGTGTGTCAGACGTAGCCCGGTTCCAGAATGAGCCGCCTTCATGATCGCGATGTAGACGTTGCGGCTCATGTTGTTTTCTCTTTCTGCTGATTAAGAGCGCCTTCTTGAAAACTTCACCTTTGTTGACGTCGTCGACGATAACGAACTTCACGGCGCTTCCTTAAGTGGTGTCTAACGTACATGTACGCCTGCGTCGCCACGCCGTCAAGACGCTAAATGTATGACACTTTCAGGCCCGAATTACTACCCCTTGATGTCATACAAATCCTGTGCCAACCTGTCAATACGATCCACCGCCCACAGGAGGCTTCAAAGTGGCGAACATTATCAACCAAGGCCAGCTCGGCGGCGGGTTCCGCCACTATTCGGGTCTTTTGCCGGCGATTTACATGTCTGGCGACCCCTTCCACGCCTCCGTGCGGCCCTTCCACGTTGCCGCGACCAACGCCGCCGCGATCTTCCGGGGCGATATTGTCACGTTTGCCGACAGCACGCACGGCGTTCAAGGCGGTGGTGACCTTCCGGGCAACATTTCTGCGCCATCCGCGTCCGTCGTGATTGGCAACGGGGGCGGCTCCGGCCTGGGCAACGCTTCCATGGCGCCGAACGTCGCGCGCTGGGCGCCCGGCGACACCACGGGCGTCATTGCGGGTGTCGTCGTCGGCTTCGGCCCGATCACGCTGTACATGGCCAAGAACGGTTTTCAGTACATCCCGGCGAGCACCGAGGCGTGGGTGTGGGTCGAAACCGATCCGGAAACCGAGATGTACGCCACCGTTCCGACCGTGCCCGGCACTGCGTTCAATCTGCTGCTCAACAGCGGCATGGACGTGAAGGCGAATGCCGGCTTCCAGTCGACGCGGTTCGGCGTCTCCGGTCTTTCGCTCGATCCGGCCACGATCGCTACCACGTCAACGCTGCCCCTGCGAATTCTGTCCAGCGGCGAGCAGATCGGTAACGACCCCACGGCCGCCGGCTTCGTTGCCAAGGTCATGTTCAACAAGACGCGTCATTTCCGCGGCACCGCGGCGTTCACCGCCGACTAACCGCGCTCCCGCAACACCGAAGGACAGGACACAGGATCATGAAGAAAATTGCACTCGTGTTGCTCGCGTTGCTGTTGCCGGCGGTCGCGATCGCGCAGACGGTCGTCACGCAGCCCTCGTACATCAATCCGGGTACCGCCACCGATCTCGGGAACGGCCCGGTCGAACTCAAGATCATGTCGGGGAACGCGCTGCTCGCCACGTCGTCCAGCACGGGCGTTGGCAGCACGTCAAGCTCGTCCACGTCGTTGACGTTGACGGCAGTTCCGACCACGCCGCCGTGCGTCGGCTGCATCATCTCTGGCACGGGCATTACGTCCGGTACGACCGTCACCGCGTTCAACGGCGTCACGAACGTTACGCTGTCGGCGGCGATGACCGTTGCAGCATCCACCGCGCTCGCGTGGGGTGCCGCGTGCCCGGCCAGTCCGCCGGCTCAGGTCGTACTTCCGGTGCAGGCGAGCGTCGGCGGCGACATTCCGTTCTACACGCAGGCCAGGATCTGCGGCTATTCGCCGAACGGCCCCGGTGCCGCGGCGCTGGTCTTTGCCATCGGCGCGCACTGACGGGGGTGGGATGTTCTGGCTTGGGGCCATCGTGTCACTTTGCTACGTCCCCGGTACGACGGGGGCGTACATTGCGACGCAGTGGCCCGTGCTGGCGGTCTTGATGATGTTCGGCCTGTTGCGGAGCGGGCCGTTCACGATTTTTCACGGCTTGGGATTGCTGTTCGTCGCCTACGCGACTGCGCACGCGTGGTTTACGCCCGCGCAGGAATTTAGCGTGTTCGGGCTGTGGCTGGTGTGGATCATGGCGTTGAGCGTCTGGTTTGGCACGACCTTGGTATCGACGCGCGAACTGTACGCCGGCCTCGCGCTTGGCGCGGGCGTATCGTCCGCCGTGGCGGTGCTGCAGCATTTCGGCCTGAACGCGATCCCGCGCGCATCGGATGCGCCGGCAGGGATTTACGTCAACGGCGTGCAGCAGGGTATCGTGCTGGCGTTGCTCGTGGTGGCGTTGTTGACCGAACGCATGTGGTTTTGGGCGCTGCCGCTGTTGCCAGGCATCGCGCTTTCCGGCTCGCGTGGGGCGTGGTTCGCGCTCGCGGTCGGCTTGACGGGCTTGGCCGTGCGCCGCACGTGGTTGCTCGGTATTGCGGCTGCGGTCGTCGTGCTGTACTTGTTGATGCCGCTATCGATGTCTGACCAGCTTCGCATGCTGATCTGGACCGCGGCGTGGCACAATCTGACGCCGTTCGGGTGGGGGCCGGGGACTTTCTATGCGGTCTTGCTTCCGCAGAACGGCGGCGGTTCCTTCTTTCCGGAGTACGCGCACAATGACGCGCTGCAACTCGCGTTCGAATACGGCATCGGAGCGGCCCCCGTCTTTGTCATTTTTGCTTTCGCTCTTGGGCGAACGCACGTACGCGAATGGCCTGTTATTCTCACCTTCGTCACCGCTGGCTTCTACTCCATGCCGCTTTGGATGCCGCTTGCGTCGTTTCTCGTTCTGGTCGGCCTGGGTCACTCTCTTCGCGCTCATGCTTTGGTTCGCGGGGAGCGCGATCGTTGCGGACGCCATGTCCTATCATGGCGACGCTGCGGCGAGGATGCGGGCTGCGGAGCTGTTCCCGTACAACCGTCTTATTAGGCAGAGGGCTTTGCAATGAAGCTGCGTCACCTTATCGTTACTGCCGCCCTCGCATCCTGCGTCGCAGCGTCCGCACTTGCGCAGAGCGTCATTGCGGACAAGAGCGGAGCCGTACAAGCCATCATCGGCGCGTACCCCGGCATGGTGCAGGGCTCCACGCTGACGCGCACTGCCAACACGACAGCCTACGCGGCCAACCAGTCCGTATGCGGCGCCACGACGGTTACGCTCTGCGTGCCGGGTACCGTGCCGCTGGCGCAAATCGCCGGAGGCCGCGTGACGGCCAAGCGGGTCACGCTGCTCAAATCCGGGTCGTCCACGACGAACGCGAATTTCATCATCTGGTTTTTCTCGGCCACCCCGGTCCTGACGGTGCCCAACCAGTTCGACGCCACGGCCTATACGGGGCCGCGCAGCGCCGACATGCCAAATTACCTGGGCAACGCGACGTGCTCCAGCGGCACCGCGACCAGCGATACGTCAGCGGGCGTCTGGTACGAATGCGCGATCAACGGCAGCGCTTCGTCGCTGGTTTTGCAGGCGGCCACAACGCTGACCCTCAATTCGTCCGGCACACGGAACGTCTTCTACATGCTTTCGGCAGTGGGGGCGTACACGCCCGCTTCGGCTGAAACATTCATACCGTTCGTTGGGGGGCAGTACTGATGCGCGCTACCGTCATTAAGGATGACAACACGGTCACAATCGACGGTACGACATTTGCCGTCGATTGCAGCGACCTGCCGGCGGATTTTCACGCGCTGCAGTGGGACGGAGCACGCGGCGAAGTCGAGTACCGCATGGTCGATTGTGCGCACTGCGGCGCGCGGTCAAAGAAGCCGAACGCGACCATTCTCGACTTCGCGCCGTACGTCATTTATGCGAACCGCTGGAACGCCGCCCGCGATGCGTACGTGAAGGCGGAGACCCTGCGCATCGCTGCGGAGAAAGCGAAAGCCGATGTTGCCGGACAGTAATATCAGGTGCCCGGCGACTGGCTTTGCGAAGTCGTGCCGTGAGATCGTGACGCAATGCGACTGCCCGAAGTTCGTGACGATCCGCGGCCGAGATCCGCAGACCGGCGCGGAAATCGATCGCGTCGGCTGCGTGGACGGTTTTCTGCCGCTGTTGCTGATCGAAAACGCGCAGATGGCGCGGCAGACCGGCGCTGCGGTGGAAAGCTTTCGCAACGAAGTCGTGAAGGCGGAGAACGAACGACAGGACGTGGTGCGGCGGCTGATTGGGGGCGGACGTTGATTATCATTCGAGGGGTGCGGCACCAAGACACGCTTTCCGACCTGATCATCAAGAACACTGGGGGCGTGCTCGCGCATTTCGAAGGCGTGATGAAAGGCGGAACGGTCATCGGCGCATTTGCCGAAGGTGGCGTGCAGGAACGCCCGCTCGACTACGACGGCGGCAAATGCGCTGTCGAGATCCTGTTCGCGCTCCCCGCCGACGATGACATGTCGGCCAGGTTTGCGCACTACCTTCGATCGCCGGAAGTGATGGGCGAAGCCTACGACTACCGTGGAATTGCAAACTTCGTGCATCCCGGTTTCGATCTGCACGAAAAGCACCACATTTTTTGCTCGGCGCTGATACATCATGATTTGCGTTGGATTAAATGGTGGCCGCGGGAGATGCCGATCGCCGCCCACTACGTGACACCGCTTATTCTGCACCAAGAGTTGTTGGTCGATCAGCGCGTACGGGTCATCACGCGTGACGATCCGGTTTTCCTCGTTCACATTGCGCAGGGCCGAGATGAATGACCAGTTCTTAGGACTGGACTTGAAAGTGATCATCGCTGGTTGTTCCGGCGGTTTGTCGATTATTTACGCCTTGAAAAAGCCGGAGGCGTGGGAACTGATAGCGGGCCTGATCGTTGGCGGGCTTACGGCTAACTACGTCGCCCCTTCGGCCGCGGCCGTCTTCGGGCTCCCAGTCCTCCCAGTCGCTTTCTTCGTAGGGATAGCCGGCAAGTTCATCTGTCTGTTTGGCCTCGCATGCATCAAGGCCAGACTGCTGGCAAAGGGACAATAGTCATGCTCTGTCAAGCCTCTCCGTGGACCGCGTACGCCATCAACGGCACGCTATGCGTTGCCGTGGTTCTGATTGTCTGGCTCATGCAGAAAGCGGAACACGATCAGCAAATCAACCGGATCGACGCCAGGCGCATTCGCGCTGCGCGTCGGATCTCGTTCGTCTCCGTGGCGATGTTCGCGTTCGTCACGGTCTTGACTGATGTTTCGTCGACCGCGCTCCTGCTGCTGTTCATCTCCACGGCGGTACTTCTGGCAGTCGATATTTTGGCGCTCCAGCACCGGCCGCCGCACAACGGGCACCGCGCGGTCGCCGCCGGGGGCTATGCCTATCCGCTGCGCCGGGTGATTGCGTTCTTCCGGCGCTGAGGCGCTTTGTGTTTGTTCCGGGTATCTGATAGGGTCGGGCCGGCAGGGTTCGACGAAACGGAGGATTGGGCCATGAAGACGGTTGCGGATGCGCTGAAAGTAGCCCACGAAGGGCTGAACGAGCTGGAGGCGCGCGTGCGCGCCGGCATGGTGAACAAGAACCTCGCGGACATCATCGCGAGCGCACGCGGCAAGCTAGCGCAGGGCGCCATTCATCCGGACGCGGTTACCGATCTCGACGCCTTGGACGAGAAAAAGGCCGATATCGAGAAACGGGCGGAAGATCCATTCTTCAATCCGGAGCCGAGCAAGCCGGCGGCTCCGGTCGACGTCGCGCCTGCATGGCAACCGCCTGTGCAGTATCCTGGGCAGACCGTGCAGCCGCAGGCGGCGGTCCCGCCGATGGCGCGTCAACAGGGCTACGGCGACACCGGCAAGGGGTGACATGGAGCACTGGGCGCAACTGCTGACGGCGGTCGGCTTTCTTTTGAATGCCGGCGCCGCTGTCTTTGGCGCGTACCAGAGCTACAAAGGTCGTAAGCAAAGTGACGTTAACGGCGTGACGATCGACCAAGTTCACTTGGCCACCAACTCCATGAAAGATGCGCTGGTCAAAGCAACCGGCGAGGCGGCGTTGGCCAAGGGAACCGCTGCAGGACTTGAACAGGGGCGAGCAGAGCACCGATGAGCAACGGCCTCCCCACCAAAGCGAAAGTCGGCATCCCGGGCCGGTACGTGAACATCAGTCCGGCTACGTACTTCCTTGCGAAGCGCATGGAGCGCGCCGGCATGCTTCGGCCTGGACAGCCGCTGATGTTGGCGGCGACGCTCCCGACGAAAGTCAAGACAACGAAGCGAGGCAAGAAATGACCAAATTTTGCGGACATAAAACGGGCTTCAACCGTACGGGCCGGAATGACGTCGTGCCGAACGAGATGGGGCCGCCGGCCACGAAGTTCGGCGGGCGTCCCGCGGTGCCGGCGGGGCCGCTGAAGCGCTATCCGGGCGCCGTCGCCGATATCGACAACGGTAACCGCCGGCTTGCGAAGGCGAACCACGGCGAGGGAGAGGGCGACGGCGTAAGCTATGGCGGTCGCGGCGCATTCAGCAAGGGCAGGCGCTGACATGCAAAGCAAGGCGCGATTGACGGTAGTAGCGCGCGGGCCGACAGGTCCGAAACGACGCGCGCACTGTAAGCGGGGACACGACCTCGCGGAACACCGTCGAGAACGCATCAACGGGAGCACATTTTGTCAGGCGTGCCTCATCGAGAAAGCCAAAGAACGATATCAGCGAGATGAGGAGTTTAGAAAACAAAATAGTACGTACCGTAAAGAGCAGTTTCGAAGACTGAAGTACGGAATAACAGGTGAACAGTTCCAGGACATGCTTGCTTCGCAAGAGTTCGCTTGTGCAGTGTGCGCATCTACGCTGATTGGCGTCAAAGTGTGCGTCGATCACAACCACGCCACGGGAGCCGTACGCGGGCTTTTGTGTCATCATTGCAATGTGGCTTTAGGTCATTTCCGGGACCGTACGGACGTACTGCGAAGCGCCATTCGCTATCTGGAGGCATCGCGTGTTTTATAGACCGGGTGGTAGTGCAAAAGCGATTAGCAGGCAGTACGATACGGTGTACACCGACACCATCGGCGGCGCTACCGGCTGGCTGCC